TGATATTATCCATCGATTGGTTGCCGGTACTGTTGAACTGGATATGCCTATGAACTTTTCCTTGAAGGTCGTCGTGTTCGATGACAAGGATTTCGAATATGCAAAACAAGTACATCAGCGTTATCCGTTTGCAGAGTTCTTCGTATCTGTGGGAAATGAGAACTCTACGGAGCCGGGGGATATTTCAGCACGCTTGATTGGAAAGCTGGACTGGTTGTGGAACAAGGTAATAAACGATCCGGACATGAATAGGGTTAAGCCATTGCCGCAGCTACACACACTGGTGTGGGCTAACAAACGGGGCGTATAAAGGTTTCAATCTTTCAAAGAAAAATAATTTTATAAGAATAGTTCATTTCAGCTCTTCTCTGTATATTATATTAATATAAGCAGACAGTAATGAAAGCTTATACGCTTCAGGGTATACCAAACCTCAATTGGTGGGTGGATGGTCGGGAACCGATCCTAAAGGGGTCAATTGTGTTGACTATGAGGAGGTTTTCTGTAATGAGTGATTTCTTGGGTCTGGGTAACACCGAAGAGAACGCAGCCGTTAGCTCGGTGGACACCGGTGGTTTGGTATTTGACATGAATGGTGTCGAAGAAGACAAGGGCTTTGAAGTCATGCCGAAAGGTGACTATGAGGCCATTGTTGACGAGCTGACATTCGGCGAGTCGAAGAGTGACAATCCAATGATCACAGTTAAGTACAAAATCGTAGCCGGTGAATTTGAAGGTCGCGTTGTGTATGATTACTGGGTGCTCAATGGTAAGGGTTCCGAGTTCGGTTTGGCTAAACTGAAGAAGTTCCTCGTAAGAGTTACGCCTGAAGTAGAGCTTGGACAATTCGCACCTGCCACTTTTGCCGAAGACGAAGTTGCAGTTGGTCGTGAGCTGATCCTGTCCTTGGGAATTCAGAAACAGACCAAAGGCGATTACAAGGGCGAAAGCCGCAATACCGTTCGTGATATTGCTGCGCCGTCCGGAAACGCAATGTACTAATTCTATCATTCGGCAACACGCTTGGAGCACTTCGGGTTGAGGTGCTCCAAGTTTTTATTTGCCTGTTTTGGAGACAGGCCACAAATCATAGTTGGAGGAATGTATTGTGCCATTGCCCTTAAGTATCGCACAGAAAAACAAGTTGCTGGATCTGCGGAAGAATGAATGCATTGATGCCGCAGCATTGAATGACAGTCTGTACGGAATTGAAAGTCTCATCACCCTTTGCGGGGATGATGTAACGCGTAATGGCTTACAAGAAACGCCGTTTCGTGTAGTTAAGGCCTTTATGGAATATACTAAGGGCTATCAGGAAAATCCGGAAGAAATCCTCGGCAAGTCGTTCGACGTCGAATACGACGAACTCGTCCTCATCAAAGATATTCCTTTCAATTCATTGTGCGAACATCACTTTGCCCCGTTCTTTGGCGTAGCTCATGTAGCTTACATACCTCAGAAGAACGTCATTACGGGACTATCCAAGTTTGCGAGGTTAGTAGATGCGTACGCGAACCGTTTCCAAGTTCAAGAAAGACTCACCGCACAAATCGCAGATACGGTGGAACAAGTATTACAACCGCTGGGAGCTGCTGTTATTATCGAAGCAGAACATTACTGCATGTGCGGAAGAGGCGTCAAGAAAGCAGGAGCCAAAACAGTAACATCCTCTATGCGTGGAGTCTTCCGGGATAAACCAGAAGCTCGCGCAGAACTCATGGCACTTATTAATTCCGGCAAATAATTTCGTAGAGAGATGCCACGGCGAGTTCGGTCACGACTTGCCAGGCATCGAACTTAAGGAGGAAGAGTTAATGCAAGTTCCGTCAATTGGTCGGATAGTAACCTATCTGCGCCCGCAATCATTCGAATTGAAAGGCATTATCGAAGTACCTGCTGTCATCACTAAAGTGCATACAAACAGTGTAGTAGACCTGCAATTGTTTGGAAAGGAATACGAAGACGATCCGTATCGCAGTGACGTGCGCTTTGGCCCAGATGATTGTCAATGGAGATGGCCTATTATCTTGCGCGCTATTCCGGAGAAACTGCGTGGCTTTGAATTCGTATCACCTGAACATCAATTTGTTTCGGATGCAAAGCTCAAATTGCTTGGCATTGAGCGGAAACTTCCTGTGCGTGCTACAAAGAATTCAGCTGCCTATGATATGTTCTCTTTGGAGCACGGCTTAGTTAAGCCAGGAGAAAAGATGGAATTCGTTACTGATGTCAAAGCCTATATGCAGCCGGACGAATTACTGCTGGGCTTAAATCGTAGTTCGCAGGGTATTAAGATGGATATTACCTTGGCGAATACGGGCGCCGTAATTGATTCGGATTACTACAATAATCCCAAGAACGACGGAAGCATCAGTATCTGGTTACGTAACTTGGGTACGCAGCCTGTCAGAGTCAATGCAGGTGATCGCATTGCCCAGGTAATGTTTATTAAATACCTGACGGCTGACGGAGATAATGGTCATGGATTGGCTACCCGTGAAGGTGGCATCGGCCATACAGGCAAATAAGGAGGCGTACCAGGGTGGGTGTGGAAGCGAAGCAAGTGAAACTTTTACTTATTGGCCCCGATTGTTCTGGTAAGTCAACGTTGGCTAAGAAATTAGCCGAGCATTTTAGATTGCCGTTGTTCAGTAATCGTAGAGCGCCAGACGAACTGGCCGCGCTGCAAAGGGTTGTTGACTTCGCAATTGACTGGTTTTCGGACTACGATGCCGGCTTTATTCTCGATCAGTGGCAATTCCCTGTAGACATTGTATATAATCGCGTGTTACGGGATCAGGGGTCTATTTTCGAGGGAATTGCCCCTTATCTTAAGCAGGACATGGACCGTTATAAGGTTCTTATCATCCATCTCACGGCCAGTGATGAAGTGCTCACGGAGCGTTTCAATAAACGGGGCGATGAGTTGTGGAACATTGGACAGATCCTCAAGGTGGCTAATGCGTATAAGCCCATACTCCAAGAGTTAAACTTGACGCATACTACAATAGATACATCGCCGTTGACGCCTGAAGAAGTTTTCAGTTGGACTGTGGCAAGAATTACATCATTTTATGGAGGCGAAGAGAATGTGTGAACAATGTGGAGAAACAAACAAGTTCCATCTGAAAGCCATGGAGGAAGCTCCAGTAAGAAAGGCTGTAGTATTGTTGAGTGGGGGAATTGATTCTTCCACATTGCTGGCCGCGGCTGTAGCGGAATATGGTGCACATAATGTGACGGCGTTATCCTTGATCTACGGGCAGAAACATGCCAAGGAGCTGCAAAGCGCCGAAGCTATTGCGGCTTACTACTGTGTCCGTCATGTCGTCGAAGATCTTGGACTGGTGTTCAGATTCAGTGACTCGCCGCTATTATCCAGAAGTTCCCAGGAGGTGCCGGATGGGTCGTATGCTGATGATATTACCCATGAAGCAGATGGAATTTCCAAAACCTACGTACCTTACAGAAACGGACTCCTTCTCAGTTATGCAGCAGCTATTGCTTACTCTATCGGAGCCGACGAAATCCATTACGGAGCACATGCAGATGATGCAGCAGGCAATGCTTACCCTGATTGCACTCCTCAGTTCTACTCCGCCCAAGCGCAGGCTGTGTTCGAGGGTACCGGAAAGAAGGTTAACATGGTTGCCCCCCTAATTAACATGTTCAAAAAGGATGTCGTTGCGTGGGGATTGGAACTTGGCGTCCCTTACGAAAAGACATGGTCTTGCTACAACGGTAGTGACAAGCCCTGCGGTACTTGCGGCACCTGCGTGGATAGACGCATTGCGTTCTATGCTAATGGTACCCAAGATCCACTGAAGTATGCTGGGGCGCTGCAACCTACAGAAGGTGTTATCAAGACACTGGAATCTCTGGGCTTGGAGCCTTGGGATTATGTAACACTGCAGACGCATTCAGAATAAGGCTCGTAGCAAAAGCGGAATCATCTATGCAAGCAGACCACCACACCCTGGTACGCTAGGGTCTGGTGGTAATTTTAGTTAATCGGAGGAGATACAATGGCATGCAATCATTGCACGGCCACGAAGAAGATCCCAGATGGTACTACCTATGGTTTGGTCGACATCCACGTGAGACGCGCCGGGTTGCGGCTGGAATATCAAGCCTATAGTGTTGACAGTAGCTTTGATATAGTTATACCTATCAAGTTCTGCCCTATGTGCGGAAGAAAATTAACCCAGTCGGAGGAAACATAATGAAGGTAGCTACCATCGTCCCACAACAGTTTTTGGAATTGACTCGCTCAGACGAGTATCACATGAGCTTGGCACACCTGATTGGTGCTGCCGGCTACGAACCCTATACGCATTTCTTTAAACAGATTGGAAGGCTGCCTTACACATACCTGATTATGGATAATGGCTTAATCGAAGGACGTCCGCAGCCAATTGATGTCTTGGTTGAAAAGGCTCTTATGGTCGAGGCGGATGAACTCGTACTTCCGGATGTGTTTAAGGATCGTGCAAAGACGTATGCTGCTGTGTATGATGCATTGGACTATTTGCACAAGAAGCAAACACTCCGGGGGCGTACAGGTCTCATGGCTGTGGCACAAGGCACGACCTTAGAAGAGTGGATCGAAAGTGCCAAGGATCTCCTGAAGCTGCCTATTCGGGCTTTGGGTATTCCTAAGGTGCTAGCTAATCTGCCAGGATATACTGACGGAGGTTGGTGGTTGAATCGTCTGGAGGCTCTTAAGGCGATTGAGCCGCTACGCATGCATAGCGATATCCAGATTCACTTACTGGGTTGCTGGGAAACTCCATTGGAGGCTAAGATGATCTCAAGAGCGGAGGCTGACGGTGTTATTACGCCTGTTAGAGGAATTGATAGTGCTTTGCCTTATGTATTTGCACGGGCAGGAATGAAAATGAGCGACGGACCGCGGCCGGATACAAGTCCCATCGACTTCCAGCTTGGAGGGGTTAACCGCAAGCTGCTGCAGGAGAACATTACGATGTGGAAGCATGAATGCAATATCCAATCTGACGAAGATAATGTAACTAAGCTCTGGGTATAGGGAGGAATTAGCTTGGGAATAATTAGTCATTACGGACATCCGGAAGCGCCTTTTGCCCGAGTTAATGCCCAGACATTTCCGGATAAAGTCGACATCATGGTAATTGGTGATATACCTACGCCGATGGAAATCCGCAAAGGGCAATTTTTGTCGGGTCCTGCAACTGGCATACTTAAGGAAACATTGGAGAAGGTAGGCTTACGGGCTAAGGAGTTATCTATACATTACACTACGGCTATTAAGACAGCACATCCAAAGAAGAAGGGCAAAGCAACTCCTGCAGAGATAATTAGAGGACATCATCCCTTGATTATTCGTGAGATCCAAGCAGTTAAGCCTAAGATGGTTCTGATTCTGGGGAAAACTGCCATGCAGACTGTTTATGGGGATACAACCATCAAGGTAGGCGCAGTGATGGGAAGAGTAACCCCTATTCCGGGTGTTTCAGAAGATATTATCTGTATGCCTGTATTGCATCCGGCCTTAATCATGAGATCACCAGCTGACTTTAAGCCTTTTCTAGCTTCGATAGAACTGGCCGCCAAGTTGTTCAAGGGAGGTTCTACGCATGATACAGGGGAGACGCAATGGCAAGTCTTGGACACAGAGACGAAGATTGAGGCAGCACTTAAACTCCTTGCCACTAAAAAAGAAGTTAGTGGTGATATGGAAACGACAGGGCTCGATTATCGTATCGCTGAATTCCTCGTACTGGGAATTGGCTTTGAGAAGAACAAAGTATTCGTTATCCCGCGGGAAATGCGGCATCGCGTACAGGACTTCTTCAATCTGCAAAACTTAACATGGACGTGGCAGCACGGAAAGTTCGATACGAAGATAATGTGGCGTCGTAAGTTGGCTATTGTACCGTTACATGACGATGCCATGTATGCCCACTATGTATTGGATGAAACATCCGAGCACAATCTGGAATACTTATCCAAGGTGTATTTGCAAGCGGAATCATACAAGTACAAGATGAATCAGAACTTCAAGGCAATTACCTTGGAGAATTACCCTGAATGGTTTGACGCTCTGTGTGAGCGCGTAGCAGTTGACTGCGACTATACGTATCAGCTGAAGCACGTACTGCTTGCTGAGGTAGAGAAAGATCCGGGTTTATCGAACGTATACCACAACGTTATCATGCCCGCAGCACCCTTCTTGGCACGCGTAGAACAAAATGGCATCCTAATTGACTCTGAACTGTTAGAGGAATATGGAGAGCTATATGTGAAGCGTCTAGAAGGTATTATGGAAGAGATTGAGGTCCTGGCGAAGCCTGACTGGGATCCAACACAGTACATGGCGGATATGAAGGCCAAATCTGCCCCTGATAAGTTCAACCCAGGAAGTCCTAAGCAAATGTCTTGGATGGTTTTCAACAAGTTGAAGCTTAAGCCGAGACGTAAGAAAGGGGCCAGTACGGATAAAGATGTCCTGGGCTCTATTGAGGATCCTCCAGCATTAGTTAAGAAGGTGCTGGAGTACCGCACAGTGGCAAAGGAGTATAAGACTTATGTAGTTGGGCTATTGAAGTGGCGCGACACGGATGGGCGAGTACGTACTAACTTTTCATTGCAGGTTACGGCGACGGGTCGTTTATCTAGCAAGGAACCTAATGTACAGAACTTACCAAATGCTTTTGGTGTGGGTAATATTCGTAAGGCCATTATCCCGCCCCAGTATTACATCATTATGGACTCTGATTATTCGGGAGCAGAACTGCGTTGGCTTGCTTGTATGAGTGAGTGTCCGGTATTGTTAGATATCTTCCTGAACGGTAAGAACCTGCATCATGAAACGGCAGTTGGCTTATACGGACCTAACTACACATCACAAGACAAGATGCGTGCGAAGGCTACTAACTTCGGAATACCGTATGGTCGAGAGGCTGGATCTTTCGTGGACGAGTTTAACATCAGCAAGGAAGAAGCCATCAAGATGATAGATGATTGGTTAAACAAATACCACGGAGCTCGTGATTATCTATTATCTTGTGCTGCTGCCGTGAAGCAGGGAAAATTGCTTCGTACACCATTTGGGCGTCAGCGGCGATTTGGTTTGGTAACTGCTGAGAACTTACATGCCCTTCAGAACGAGGCACGCAACTTCCCTATCCAGTCACCATCGTCAGATACCACCCTAATTGCGGGGATGGAGCTGGAACCCTATGCTACTAAGATGGGTTGCCAGACTGTAAACTTAGTACATGACTCCCTTCTCTACTATGTGCCAGCTGAGCATGATTTGATCTTGGAATTCGGATATCATGTTAACCAACACATGATCAAAGTACCGGAGCGTTTATTCGGTTACCAGGTTCCCTTCGCATCCGATACGGATATCGGATTTACGTGGGATAAGAATGACTTGGTCAATCTGCAGTTCGATAGCCAATCAGTTATCTGGGAAGAAAAAGTTGCTGGGCAAAAGGTTGAGAAGACTACAAGCCTTAAGAATTGGTTAGAGGAAGGTATTGCGAAGCATAGCTATAAATACGAGAAGCAATGGTATAAGGATTTGCGTCCATTGTTCTGACGTACCAGGGTGGTGTTGGGCGCGCAGCAAAGGTTCTCCGCGCTCTTCAAACCCTATTCGAAAGGGGTTGCGTTACATGGCTGAGCATAGTGGAATTGACCTTTTCAACCTGTTGACTGAGTCGTATAAGATTTATCCGGCCTCTTCGGTAGAAACATCACGAGAAATTGCCATAGGTCGGATAGACGATGCTATATGGGGTCGTTGTTATATAACTGTACGTATTGAGTTATCTAATAGGCAGACGTATATGAATCAAGTAACTTGGTCTGAATTGGAAATGGCACATTTAGAAGTTGCCTCGCATGGATTGCAGATCCTCGAGGGGAAGTTAACCGATCTCCTAAACAAGACGCGGGTAGGTATTGAGGCGGCGATGGACAGAACAAACAAAGAGCCCTGGACATAGGTCCAAGGCTTTTTTTTTTTTACAGATGGCGCTCGACGATGCTCGACATATAGCGGTGACCCTTGTCTCCTGGGTGTGCTGTATTGCTACCAGAACCCCCTGTAAAGTCTTCGGTCGCAGTGCCAAACAAACCACGTGTTTGCATGGTGGTGTAGTCCTTATTCCAAGCCGCATACATATCGATTAGAGCTGTATTGTATTTCCTAGCTAAGTCATAGTTTGCCTGTACAAAGTCCGGCCAGGCAGTAGTCCATGCTGAGCCGCCCCGCATCAAAGGCAGTAACAGAACACTGGAGCCTAGGCCAAGAAAGTGTTGCACCATGGCATCCATGTTGGTTTTGTAGGCTGCTAAACCCGTACCCAAACCACCATCGTTTACACCTAAGGCAATTATCGTCAGGTGACAAGGTCTTCCGGCCCAAGCCGATTTGGTATTAGTGTTGTTCCAATCAATAGAGGTATAACCGGCCATGCCATTCTTCCATACCTGAATACCGGCAGTGGAAATCTCTGCAATGATCCCCTCAATCATGATCTGTGCCGAGGTGGCTGGGACAATAGTTAGCACATGCGCCGCATTAGTTAACCCCGTAAACGCTTGATAGTTGTTGAAGGAAGTTGTGGCATTGTTGCAATTAAGCGTACCAACTGAAGTACCATCAATCCGCACGTCAGCATTACCTCCGACAGAACCCCGAGCATATACGATCGTAAACTTATCTCCCGTGAAATTAAATGTAGCTGCCGTAGTAACCCCATTGGATGAAATATAACCACCACCAAAACCGGACTTAGTACCCGCAGCCTGTATCCAACCAGCACCCAAGCTTACACGTGGCTGCGTCCCTGCAGGAAAGACACCCTCTAGAGCATTAATCCACCCCACCCCAGCATTTCCATACTTTGCCTGCAAGGATTTGCGCAAGACACTCGCCCAAGAGGTTTCTGGTTCATTGGACGTGAATTGCCCCCGCGTAATGGAATCTCCTAGGCAAAGTATCTTGGTTGGGGTGGCCGCTGCTTTCTCTGCTAAACCAATACGATAGTCAAGTAGCCCGGGCCCTAAATTGAAACCAAACCCTGGGTTAAGCTTGTCGGCATATTTCTTGGATGCTCCAACGCTTGCTGCGTCCATTAGCTACACCAACTTTCCTTTGACAGTGACGTTACCACCGGTAACACTTGTTAGGTTTGCTATGAAGGTCTCCAAGCCTGTTACATCAAAGGTCCAAACTTCTCCCAAGGTGCCGGCTGTTCCCAGTTCCAAGTCTGATTTACGTGAACCCATGATTAGGGAGGCTGTTCCACTGGCGAGTGTGCTTTGGAATGTTACAGAGGCTGCCGTAGCTGTGCCATAGATTTCTACTGTAAGCGTCTTTCCTGAGCCGATAGTAATAGAACCCGTTCCTGTGGCTGTGGCGGCGTTTAAAGGAGTAACTACAGTAGGGCTGGAGGACCCGCTTCCGGATCCCCCAGTGATATAAACTTCTCCGGCATCAGTAACTTTCACATTGACTTTCTTTCTATCTGCGGTTATTCCCTGCAAAATCGTCACCTTACCAGCCTCCTTAAATATTAATACCTACTTGAGCGTGTCGCCCGAACTCGCATTGGCCTCTCTCTGTGCAGCAATTGTCTCAACAAGTTTCGTAGCTTGATCTTCCGATAGTTCAGGGAGCCCAGTGTTAATTGTCACGTTGCTTGAACTCGATTGCTGGTTAGGAATCTTGTCCAACTTAATCCAGGCTTCTTGGATCTTAGCTTTGATCTCTTCCTTACTCTCGACAGGAATTTTGAGGCGTGCTGCTTTTTTAAGCGCGTAGTCAATCGCAAAGTCCAGCTTATCACTAGTCAGGAATTCAACGCCGGCCAATTCAGCTTGCGCGTAAGCTTCCTGGGCTAAAGACCACAACACACCCTGGTGCGAGGCGGCTTTCTTGACAGCGATCCATTGGCCGAGTAAACGCCAATTTTTCACGAGCAAAGCCAGTACACCAATGACGATAGCACTTACAGCCACGGCTACTACTGAGTAACCGTTGAGCAATTGCCAAATATCTTGTACCATTTAAAACGCCTCCTATTTTTTGATCTTGGGGATAACTCCGGAATTGTACAACATTTGAATGATGTTAAGCTCAATCTTTGACTTGTCTGCCACAGTGGTAATAGTTTTATTGGCTTTCGCAGCTTCAACCGCTTCCGTATATTGGGAAGCATAGGTCTCTGTGCCGGAAATATTCAACCGCTTTTCTACGGCAGCCAAACGTTTTTCCATAGCCGCAATAATATCATTCTGTACTTCGATCTTCTCCACCAGTAATTGGTTATCTGCCACGTCTTTCTCCTCCAATTCCCATTTCTGAATTTTGGCAATCACCGCGCCGATTTGTGCATCGCTGGGTTTCTTACCGGCTTTTAAATCGGATAGGGACATCCCAAACATCATTTGAATATGTGGGTAGTCCTTAAAGGAAGTCCAATCACCACCCCACTCAAAACCAAACAGTTTGGCTAGGGCCACTACTTCCAACCAATCGGACGTACGATTGTTATTGTAATCCGTATGCAGGTCCCACGTAACGCCCTTTGTACCAGGCACGATTAAAACAAAGTCCAAAGCCATGTCATAGTTATGAATCGAAGAACCGGCTTTAGCATTAGTTACAATGGCTCCAGGCTTGGTTCGTCCTTGTGCATACAGCGCATCCTGCTCGGCAAAAGTGCGCTTGCCAGCTGTGAACTTCATCTCGATGCCCGCTTTGTAAGCATATTCGATTAACTTCTGTCCTGCAAACCGCACAGCGGCATTACTGAGGCCATTGAGCACAGCAGCGGACATCTTTTGAACGTCTTCCAAGCTATTCATGCTTATCCTCCTCCTTTAAAGCATCCATGATGTCCATGGGGTCATGACCATCCGGTACATTCTTCAAGCGTCTGCGGTAGATGAATATGTCAAAGGTTTTCTTTCTCGTGAGGTAGGTCATTATGAGGAAAGATAGTGTGGTGCCCGTCATTGCAAACGTCCAGGCGTAAGTACTCATTGCAGCTCTGATGCCTATAGGGCCACCAGATAGTTCGATAACCTTCATAACAAAGGCTACGGCCATCTTTATGGAATAAGACGTCAGGAAGATAAAAATGGCTATAACTAGCAAACTGGCTATCCCCGCTCTGTAACGTTCCAAGAAATACTTTCTATAAGCAATTAGAATATACAGTGCGCAGCTTAAGGAGATGGCATACTCTGCTGTCACTACATAATCCCTAATCATGTTACTTCCCCCTATCGTATATCAACTTCTTCGCAATGTGGTTTCTCTCTATCTCATCCTTTAGTACTTGCTCCAAAGAATGGTACCGTTGAATTGCGTAGGTGACTCTCTCTGTAGTTTCCTGCGTTTTTTCTGCTGCCTGCTTGTGTGCGGGAAGGCGATTCAGTAACTCGCGCAGACTTAGCATAGTTACTCACCCCCGTCCTCAGGGCTTTGTTCTACCTTCTTAATTCGCCGTACGAAGGTTAGAATTTCTTGTAAAGCTCCTGTTTCCTGGTTTTCCAGGATCTGCATTAGTCTTTCCGTATTGGCCTCTGACTTTTGATAAACATCGCGAGTAACTAGGTCCCCCTTAAGTATTTTACGTCCTAGATAAGCTAAGACGAAAATACATAATACCAAAGCTACTTGTGTAACACCATACTTTTCCAGAAAATCCAACATCTGACCCAAGGAAGTTAATTCCTCACTAGACACGTCCTCACCCCTTTAACATACGAGCATAGGTATAAAGCGGATCCACTCTCAGGGAGTGGATCCAACACCTTGCACTACCTTACACGCCTTCTGTTAGGAATTCCAAGCCGCTATCTACGAGGATTTCTTTAACTCCGGCTTTCAGTGTGGACGGTACCTCACTGTACTTGGTTTTACCAAGAATTACGCGTTGCGCAAAGAACATTGCCATCATTTCATCACCCCCTTTCCATTTTGACATGAACCAGTACAGAAGGGTGATCATGCGTAAATCTGCATCGCCATTTCAGCAATGACATCCTCAATAAAATCCGCACGTTCTGATAAGGCCACGTTTTGTGCCTTAAGCAATAGATTAGCCTGCTCCAGCGTTGCAATACGGGAGCTCTCTGATTCAGGGATGGCCCTGTAGTCATAGTATAAGAAATGCTCTCTTATATTGATCATGAGAAAAGGCAGGGTTCCTGCTGGTGGTTCGGGTTGTGGCATATCAGCTGCCGCAAATTCCTCCACCAGCACACCCGTAAAGTCAAAACCCTCGATACTGTCATAGATGGCTGTAACAGGACCTATGACGGCGTCATACAAGGTATATTGGACATGCATAGCTCAAACCTCCTTTATTAGCCTGCCGTAATAATGTCTCCGGACACCTCCATGTAAATATAACCACCGGTTGAAGGCCAATCTGCCGAAACAGAGAAGTAAAAAATGATCTGCCCGTTACAGTTAAAACCTGCAGGTATCGCACCCCCAGCTCCGATAGCTGTCAGACCAGGAGCCCAGCCACCCCAAGTCGTATCATAGCCCACACCAGAAACTTTTGTAATTATGGTGCGGGCAGCTTTATCCAAGAGAAAGCCAGAATATAGCCAGTCACTGCTACCTATATTAGTTATCGAACGGCCGGTGAGTATGACCTGCATTCCGTTACTATCCTGCATATAAAAATTCCCGGTAGAAGTGGCCCCATTTATACCCTGAACATGGAAATGCAGGAAAGCCATCATAATGGCATAGCTGCCCCCGGCAGGTATGCGAAACAGTTCATAGATACCGCTAACGGGTGTACCGGCGGGCGGGGTGGCTACGTTAACTACGACACGACTGCCCGGCAGTAATGACCCCGTAATACCGCCATTGAATAGAGAAACACCGCTGCGAAGGTTTCCTGGCTGTAAATTTGGTTCGGAGTAGCGAATCCAGTTTATACCACTGTGATAACTGTTAGCAGCAATACCCAAGTAAGCAACCCCAGCACCCGCTGAGGCATTAGTCGCGGCTAACTGATCACCAGCATCTGGGGTTTTGACAGGAATTGCACCAGTAAGCCCAAGCGTAGTTTTAGTAGCCAAGAAATTGGCAGGAATGAAATCTGCATCATCGACAAAAACACCAAAATGATTACCACCCTGATCTGCTGTAGCATCCACATAACCACCTAGTGGAGCATAAAGGTGTACTCTACCGGGACTAGAAGCTGCCAATTGAGCACGCTCATAGCCCGCAAACTCAGAACCTGTTCTACGGACCATACTACCGGCGATAAGACCACTATCTGTACCAAGGCTGTAACCAGCCAATACTTGTGCGGATGTCGCTGTTCCATACTCACCTCCTTCACCCTGTGCAATAAAAGCCGTTCCGTTGTAAACAAAGGTATATACACTACCAACCTTTAAAGCATTAGCAGTGAAGGCCGATCCATTAGCCTTGAGCAAAGCTTTAGCACCCAGCCCATTTACATTCAATGTAGGCGCCCCAGAGTTAGTAGTCGTCCACAGAATGGTGATCTTCAGACTAGCTACATAGGCAGTAGGTGTAGGATCCATATTAACGGCGAATACCGTACCTGATCCTGTAACCGTACCCCAACCTCCAGTGTAAACGGCTAGCTGGGCTTCATTACTTTCTATCCGATTGAGATCGGATGTGGTAACCGGGTCACTTACGGCCCATTCCGTTTTGGGAGTTGTGAAAGCCATTATAATTCCTCCTATATTAAAAATTTGCCTTCTGTACTACCCGACAGAGCACCGTCCCAAGTTATATCTTGTCTGGTAACGGCATAGGTGGAAAGTTCTCCATTTTCCATTACCTCGATACGATCTCCTAGGCGAACGGCTACATTACCCCGATCAGACATTACAATATCCTGCCGGCCTTCTTTATAAGCGGCCAGGATGCGGTCTGCCAATGACTGGGCTTGTTCCCGCGTCTGGATGAATTCATGATCTACGGTGACCTGCATCCGCCCATTATCCTTAATGGACAAAGCATCTTCTGCGGTAACACTCAATTGTTCACCTTTCTGCAAGGCAATACCGTTAAAGATGATCTTCGTAACAGCAGCGGATGACCCTGCGGTGTTCTGTAACACAATACTACTTCCCCAGGCATAGTCAGCTCTTGACAGAATTGCTATTCCAGCATCAGCCGTGAGTTCTGTCGAGGTAACGGTGACTACTGGTGTTTGCGAGAAGGTGATATCCAGTACCAGGGTATTGCCTGCCAGGATTGTTACTGGTGTGGTATACTCGTGAAGGACTTGTATGTCATCCAAAGTAACTGTGTATCCCGTATAATTAACCGAAATACTATTGACTTGTTCTCCGACAGCCAGGGGGTGTTTTGTGCTGAAGATATTGGTATCCTCATCATAACGGGCCATTACAGTAGGTGTAGCATCCAAATCCCAATTTACACGGACCTTCCCCTCCTTTGTACAATAAACCTGAATAACATCACAACCTGCCAGGTGTTGCAAAGCATCACGGAACTTTGTGCGCTCGTACCAGGTGTGGGGTATTGTCAGCGAAGCTAGGGTGTTATCGATCTCGAAATCATCTTCGGTCAAACCAGCAGCCATAAACAGATCGTAGAAAGCCTGGTACATATTTACGTTGGATTGCACTACGCTGGTATTATATTCTACCTGCCGCAGTAGCTCGAGGCGATCTCGTCCAACAACTGTTGCACTTAAAGCGCTGTTGGCTACATCCCACGATACGGACCAATAGGTGCCCATTAGGGTCCACTCAAGCACAGTATCCACATAAGCACCAAACCATACCCTGATACGTCTGTTGCGCTTTACGAAGCCATACAACGGTGAAAGTTTGTTGGTGGGATCAAAGCGTCTGTCCTGGTTGTCCAGGATGATATCCACTTCATTGGCGGAGATATTGCCGATAGGTAAGGACCCATTAGCGTATCCGATTTCATCAATCAGGTGGATACTTTCGATGTTATCCGCTTCATATACCTGGACTATCATTGTGAACATCTCAGCCAGTTTAGCTACGGCATTAGGTTCACTGATCTTGTATATGGTAAGTGTAACACCCGCAGCAAGAGGAATAGGTGTAATGGCTCTTTGCCAATGTACCTCCGTATTATCGGTAACTACTTCGGTATGCATCGGTGTCCCTTCCGCATCAACTACGGAATAATCGAAGTCTACAGGAAATTCCAATAACGCTGAATCGCCTGAAATACGCAGGCTCGCTACAGTACGAAGGGAAAAGTTAAGGGTGACTACTACTGGCGTAGCAAATGCGCCTTCACTGTCTGATAGCTGTGTACCCCACCAACCATAAGGGTCAGCCGCATCTCGAGGATGGTAGCTACCATCTAGTAGGTTTCTGTGCATGGACATTGTTTTGTATGGTGTATCTATTATGTTATTGTACAGGGCTGTTTCACCGGTACCTGGCTCTGAGGTAGTTATGTGTAGTGTTTCATCGGCAAAAGGATCTGTATAGGTAATCTCCACGCGGCCTAGTATATAACGCTGGTCGGCCGTCATGCTGTTGTAGATATTAAATAGCTGCTTTTGCTCTCCCAATGCAACCACGAGGTTCTCAGGTTGATTCAGGTAAGCTGTAAAGATTTCCGCTTCAATGTTACCACGTGGGATAATACTATCACCACGATTCAACTGTGTGGTTATATCCTTGTGATCCACTACGGTAGGTAGGAACGTATCTGTGCGTGTAAAGGAATTAGTAAGGGCACTAGTGACGTTTCCTTTTATAATTCCTGTATCTGTGGCATAACGTTCGACGTATGGTAGCAAAGACCAGTCAAGTGTCTTAGCCAGTAATGAATCCCCTGTAGCTATTAGGTTGCTAACGGCTGAGGCACCCATCAAAAGTGCTTGTAGGCTATCTGGCCTAGCTAAAGACACCATCTGCTCGGTGTCTTCTTCTATGATAGGATTTAGGGTGTCCTCCCTGGTCATAATGAAAGCATCGGCCATAAACTGCAACTTCATAGTCATACCCGGAGCGGACAGCTTTTGGATGTTCACTACGATATGTGATACGGACAAAGAGCTGGGGTAAACCACCAACTGCCTGCTATCGGTACTTCCTGTTACGCTGTAGGTGTGTAACACCTCTCCGTGATTGTAGGTTATGATCTCTACATCGGTGGGGTAATGTCCTAGGCCAGGATCTCCGATCACGCAAAAGGCATTCATTGTACGTGGGGTACCGAATGGTGAAACTGGCAAAGCCGGCAATGTTCCCATAAAGGCCTCATAAAGAAGTGGATTACCTTCTGACGCAAGCATCAGCGCTGTACGTGTTAACACCATCGGACGACGTACACGGAAGAACTCTGAGGTTGTCCCCGAAACACTTCTAATGGTAACCACAATGGTAGCTGTCTGCGCGGTAGGTGTAAAGGAACAAACTACACGACCCCAGCCGTCAGTAGGCATACTCCCCGTGAATGGGATAGCTGCTCCGATCGTCGTGCCTGTGGATGTTCTACGTTGGATAGTAATGGAATACCCAGGAGTGCCATCCTCAGACCGAAGATCAACACTGAAGACAACTGCGGCAGCCGTGCTACTTACCTGCATAAGGGGGGATACCATAGCAAGGGCATCAAAGCCTAGTACAGTAGCAGCCCCTGAACCGTCCGTATCTAGTGTAGCCGTACCTGAACTAAGAGTCCAGTTAGGCAAATCACCACAACGATTGTTGGACGTGTATTGTACTTGTACCTGGCCATCTACCGGAACCCCAGTGGAACTATCAGTGGGCGTGCCACCCCACCACCCCGGATAACCACTGTCAGGCATAGGAGTGAAGGTGCCATCAAGCTCGTTATACTCCAGCGTGAAAAGCTTATTTGCCGATGTTGGATACTCCGTAATCTTGGACATGTCCGAAGCGGCATTCTTATCTGGTACTACATAAATAGCCATGAGGCACCTCCTTTTTAGGATCCGATATTAACTGTTAAGGTAACCTTCATGACCCAGGTTTGGCCGGCAAGTTTAGTACCATTGTACTCTACCATACGATTAACCATAACACCACCACTGGCTGCATTAAATACTCCCCATTCGTTCCAGGCAAAGTTAGCTTCCGTGGTGCCGTAGGTCGACTGCAGTGTAATCACATTTGCGGCTATCGTAGGATAACTAGTATCCATGCCCTTGCGCAGCTTTTCCGTGGTTGCCTGCAGATCCGTTTGCCCTACAGCAAAGGCAGTAGTATTGTCCCCTACGCCAATTCGTGCGGTAGCATTATCCAGCTGGGCTGCGGAAGTTTGGATCATACGCGAAGCCATAAAATCTCTTCCGGCATTTGTTAAAGGCATCTCTTATTCCTCCTCAATTAGGTTCCTGCAGCTGCTGTGATAGTTACTCTAAGTACCCAGGTTTGTCCTGCCTGCTTAGTTCCCTGATCTTCTACTTTACGGACAATCATACGTGTAGGATCAGTTATCGAAGTAAGTCCCCATTCTTTCCAATGGAAATTAGCTTCGGTAGGATCAAACGTAGTTTGGTAGGTAGTAACCAACCATCCCCCAGGAGCGGTAGGATACCCGGCATCCAAAGACTTGGCTTCAGGTGCAGCAGTACCACCCACACCCATAAGATCGTTAGCAACAGATTCAGCTGCAGTGCCATCACCTACGACAAGAAGAGCATTGGCATGACTTAACTGAGCATCAACAGCTCCGACAGCCCCTAACCATAGAGCAGCTGCGCCCCAAGTTGTTAACGGCATTATGCTTCCTCCTTTGCCTCTTGAACTTGCCGCAATATATCCAAGGCAGCCTGTCCTGTATATGTGCGTGCCTGCTCAACGACTTCGTAAGGTTCATCTACGGCAGGATCAGCCCCTTCCGCATACTTAAGTATACGGCTTACTGCTGTTACCTGTATTTGTGCCTGCTCGTTAGCCATGCTAATGCCTCCTATTGTTCGATTAGTGCAAAACTGATATCCTTCCAATAGTAACCACTGATACTACGACTCTTAGTAGCCTTGATAGCCCCTCCGTATACTATAGCGGTCTTCTGATTACCATTCTCATCGTACTGGAAGGAAAAGAAACCTTTAGTACCATCCACGATAGCTGATATACGGTCAAAATCAGCTCCAGACATGATGGGGTACTCAAAGTTAAACTTCTTCTTCTTAGCGATGATTTCCAAAGTCATCTTACCAGTAGCTACACGACCACTTTTGGTAAGATTGTACTTTTCAATGGAAAGCCCAGCAGGGGGTTCCTTAACCGCCACACCGTCAATAATACAAATAGCCATTAGGAAATCCCCTTTCTGGCGTTCTCAGATATGCCGACACGCTCCAGTTGTCTGTGTAACTCCTTGAGACCTCTATCATCTGCCACGAGTACGCCGACATTGATATTCACGGTGCTGCCCCCAGAAGGATTACCTCCTGATGTAACCTGCTGAGGACCTAGCATGTCTGCTAAGTCATTCGCAACGGCGTTACTGAACGGACGCATGAAGCCTTCGTTCTCCATCGGGATAACGGCTTCTCGACGGTTTTTCTCCCCTACCTTGATGAATTGCTCCTGGTCTACTACGCCCCCACGTTCGAGGGCCAGTGCGCCGAGCAACACAGGTGCGCCTAAGCCACCTGTTCCTGTAGCTAGGATTACACCACCAATAACAGCAGCTGTAACCGCAGCCCCGATCAATACTTCTTTATGATCTCCGGCCCAAGTCTTTGCACCATTGTAACCGTTGGTGACCGTGGTGTTGACCTCATCCATACCACCCACAATCATCTCACCAGTAGCCTTAGCCACGTTCTTAATGGCGGTCCAAGCACTAGTAGCCCACTGCGACAGAGTAGTCAACATACTAGAAGCCCAAGACACAGTAGCTTCGGCAATACCACTGAGATAGCTTTGCGTGGTCTGCCAGGAAGCATCGGCCCAACCATTCGTAATGTCCTGAATAGCATTACCTAACTGGGCAAAAGAAAGACTCACACCGTTAGCCCAAGTAGCCGTGTCACCGGAGGTACCCCGTAGAAAGGCCGTCCAGGTAGATCCAGCCATGTTGGATACAGTGTTAAACATGTTAATAACACTGTTACCCCAGGTAGCAAAGTTACCACCCACATTGGTAGCCCAATCATAAACATCACTGGAAGTGGCGGTGATCCACTTAGATAATGTAGAATCGGTTTTATCCGCCCAGCCGGACATAGTTTCTTGCACAGCATCCGACCACAAGGAGAAGTTAGTAGCCACATTCTCCTTCCACGTGCTAAACAAGGTTTGCACTTTCGTACTCCAAGTACTAAACTTTGTCTGTGAATCGGTTGACCAAAGACCCAAACCACCGAGAACAGCTGTGGCCCATGCTCCGAAAGTATTTTGGATGTTGGTAGACCAGGTATCCAGAGTGGTTCCGACATTGGTTGCCCATGTAGTGAATTGGGCTTCGGCTTTCATACGCCAATCCGTTAGGGAAGTGATGGCATTAACCGACCAAGTGGTTAAGCTAGTTTGTATCTTAGAAGCCCAAGTAGTTACTGTGGTTTGAACATTCTGCGACCAAGTAGCAAACGCACTATTCACATCTGCAAACCATTTGTTGAAGACGCCCAATGCGGCCGCCGCAAAGGTACTAATACTAACCACACCTGGTACGCTGAACCCTGCCGTCAGGCTGTCTAGGGCATTCTTAGCAAAGGCCGCAAGGGACCCTACTGCATTAATTGCCCATCCATCAATAGCACCCTGAACACCACCCAACGCATCGTTGAACAATGACCCGAAATTGGAAGCCCATTCTTTAATAGGCTCTATTCCCAGAGTAGGGAAGGACTTCAACGATTCCAGAAAAGCCGCAACCGCAGCTCCAATACTTTCAATAATAGGAATAGCTGGATTCATCAGATTTCCTAGGTTGGTTGCAAAGTCTCCTAGACCCTCTAGAACGGCACTACCTAATCCCTCGAAGGAAAGCTTTAGGTTAGCCAGCAAGCTATTGATAGTAGCTAACGGCTCCGTAACTACAGCAAAGTTAGGAGGTGGTAGTTTAGGCCATTCAAAGTCAGTGAACCATTTCTTCATATTCGCAAAGATAGGAGGCATCTTCCAGTCATCCCAGAAATGCGAAAAGTCAGCAGGTTCAACGGGCTCAGGTTTTGTTATGACGGGTGTGTCAATGTGATCTAAACCCAAATCCATATCCACACCTGGATCCAGGTCATCCAAACCAGAAGCCACATCATCCAATGTATCCGGAATCTGGTAAAGCTCATCAAAAGAAGCAACGAACTTATCCTTGACTTTCTTACCAGCCTTCGTCGCAGCATCCCCATCTTTGGTAATGTTCTTACCCGTATCTTTAAGAGAATCATTAAGGCCGTCAATCATCTCATTGAACTGGTCAGCCTCATCTGCGGCATCTTTCAGATCCTCAACAGGAAGAATGCCACTCGTATCTCCCCCGAATAAACTACCTAAGGAAGACATCTTAGCCATTATCTTATCAATCCACGCAGAAGCAGCTTTACTAGTGGTGATCAGATAAATTAGGGCAGCTACGACAATCATGATGGCAGCTACGATAGGATTTCGTGTGAGGACCAAGGTAAGACCCGTAATGGCATTCCGTAACGTAGTTACTGCGGCAGCCACGGCGGTACACACAGCCCCCAGGCGTGTGATGCTCCATAAGAACATCAGAGCCTTGGCTGCTACCTGTGCTATGACTAAACCAGCTATGGCAGCTGTTAGGACCTTTAGCCAAGGCCAAGCCTCTAAAGCACCTGCAGCCAGCTTAGCAAAGGCAAGAATAACTCCAGCAACCATTGGCAGGATTTGTCCTAGACCGTCTACAATCATACGACCCAACTGTCTAAAACCAGGACCTAATGCAGACCACACAATCTGCCCAGCTTTCGCTAAATCCCGGAAAGCAGCAATGATATTCCTAATGGTCTGTTGCAAAGCCTTCTCAGGTATCAGCGCTTCGAAGGCTCCACCTAAACCACCAGAAGTCATATTTTCCCGGAATTTATCTACCGTATCCCGCCAGCCCTTTAGGAACTTTCTCAAGGAGTTCATAGGAGGCTCAAATAGCTTCTCGCTGATAAACAACGTATCGTCCTTGATAGTGTCCCACATACCGCCTAACGTATCAGCAATACGGTCAGCCGCGCCCTGGTACTGGTCTTGCAATCCCTTCAGGACGGCCTGCACCCCAGTATCACCGCTAATACCCAACTTACCGATATTACGCATCTGGTCTGCTGTAAGACCCAGTTCCTTGCGGATGATAGAATAGATAGGAATACCCGCTTCGGCTAATTGCCGTAACTCCTGCCCGGCAATCTTACCGTTGGTTTTCATCTGCGTCAAGGCTAGGACGATACGGTCCATCTGCTGAGCCGTAGCCCCCGTAGCCGCATTCGCATCATTGAGAATCGTCATGACACTTCTGATTTGCTCTGGCTTTACCTGAGCACCCATAAGGCGTCTAGACAACTGCAAGGCCTGCTCCGTGCTAAATGCCGTATCTGCTGCAAAGTCTTGCATATTTGTAATGAAGCCTGCTGCACGTTCGGCATTACCTACAAAGTATTCCATTGCGATACCAGCTTTTTCCATTTCACTACTGAAACGTACTACATTGGTAACCCCATCTTCAATAGCATTAACACCCGCATAGAAAATCTGCGATATCAAGATACCACTGACCATTCTATCCAAGTCTTTGAAACTACTCGTGAGATTATTCACACTGTTTCGCGTGCTGTTAATACTATTCTGCGCATTGGGACCTAACGCACCACTTAAGTTAGTTCCCAGTCGACCTACGGCAGCTTGCACCTGTCCTACAGCGGCCATAAAAGGTTGTAAATTGAGGGCTATCGTGGCTGCTAATGTACCTACATCCACTACATTACCTCCCCTCTTACATTATTTGATCAATATATAGCGTCTGAGCGCTGTTCTTCTCATTCTCGGTCGAATTAAGGCGGATGTGAATAACCGATAAAGCGTTAAGCTTTCTTGGTGTCATACGCCAAAATTGTTTCTCTGTTCTATTGAAGAGCACCGTAGCAACGTAGAACAAGAAAGGCCAGTCCCACGAGTCATGTCTAGGCATTGAAGACCTGACTTCGTGGTCTAGGCGTTTTTTTCCTGTACCTCTTCTTCGGTCAATACTACCGTAGCAGTACCTTCAGGCAAGGCCCCCACCACCGTAGGTGTAGCAGCTTTCTGAGAGGTGAGCGTATTGTCAGGCGAATTCTCATTCAGTGCCTCGACCAACTTGTTAATAAGCGTTGTCATCGCGGCAGGATTCTTAACCCAACCACCCACCTGGTACGGGGTAATGTTGTATGAAATGGGTTCGCCCTCTTCATTTAGAATAGCTTCATCATGAATCAAACTAGTCCACAAAATTTTACGCACATCGGTGATCTTGCCGGCCACCAGCTTTTCCAATGCTTCTTGGATGGACCCATAATCTTCCTCCAGTTTAGCGAAAGCATTCATGTCAAACTGCAACGTTCTAAGACGTCCGCCGATTTCCATAGAAACCACTTTTTCCCTAATAGTGTCCAATTTAGCCATTTGTATCTCCTCCTGGATTTTTATAAATGCACTATGACATAGGAAGCCCATAGTGCATTAAGTGGTCTTTCTATTACGCAGTAGTAAACGTAATCGATCTAGCAACAAAGGAATTACCGCCAGCATCTTTCAAGCCAGCAGACATAACTACTCTGTATTTGGTAGCTGCTGCAAGAGCCGCTGTAGGAGTGAGGGTTACGATAGTGCGTGCGGCGTTAACCGACAGGCCAGCCGCAACACCATTACCAGATGTATCATTGTATAAACTGATGTTACCCGTATTCAGTGTAGATAGGGCCATTGGTTCACTGAAAGTCAGTACAACCGTAGCTCCTACTGCGACAGCAGTTGCACCAGTTACAGGAACTGAGGTGGTCAATGTAGGAACAGTGACATCAAGCGAGTCTCCGTAAGGGTTATTAAACCAATTAGCCCCTTGCGAAGGAACATAGTCGACAAAATCTTGGTCGATGTGACGTTCCCACTCATCATCACATTCCCGCTTCAGGAACGAACCACTAATGGTAGGGGTATTCCAGTTAATGCTATCCGCTTTAGTCTGGTTGGCTTGTTCAGGCAAAGAAAACTTACCCTTATTCAACCAGGTATAGCGGTAACTACCATTAGATTTCAGGGACATAAAGCCCACTGCAATAAATGGCGGAATATCGGAAGACTTACGTTGCAGGACACCGCCTACAATCGTATGTCCCAATAAATCTGCTTGGATCTCCATAGGAAGATCGGCTACATTTAATTCCAACCCAATCTGACCAATTGTGGATGCTGTTTCATAAGGCCCGTCATCCGCAAACAATGTTTCGGTCGAGGAGTTAGGATTGATACTTGCTGTGATAGCACCCGGAATACGGACAGGTGTTTCGTAAGTAGCAACACCAGTGCCAAAATCCGGATCGTTAATCAGCTTGGCGTACACAACATTCTTCAAGCCAATAGGAACACCTTTTGCCATTGTATTAACCTCCTAATCATGATAGGTAATAATGCCTACATTAAAACCGTAATAAACACGGCCCTTAGCGTCTACTCTCATACGAAACGGCGGTTGTCGTAAGGTAACTACACCCCACCTCAAAGTGGTCAATTGAACGATAGCATCCTCAGTTCTAAGACTTTGGAAAAGCTCATTCACCTTCGCTTTAGCACCTTCCACGTTATCCGCCGTATTACGTACGAGAATTTGTATGGAGCGCGACGCACCATCAATCTGGGTGGGAGAACTTGAACCCCCATATTCAGAAACAACGATAATGGCATTGGGGTCTTCTTTTGCGCCGTCCAAGCAACATACGTAAGGATCTAATAGATCCTGTTCGATGAAATAACTTTCGAAATCCTTTAATAGGTCAGCCATGACAATTCCTCCTACATCAGTTCGCTGGCAATATCCCGAGCAGCCTTGGTAAGAAACTTTTCTTGATATTGCTTGACAGCTTCCTCCAAAAACTTAGCTTGCCCATGCGGGTGAGCTGCATCCAGGTTTTCATGCACTGCAATCATGTATTCAGATGCCATTTGACCAGTTTTCGGATTTACTAGGTCATTTGGACCACCGTAACCTAAACGTGCAGTAAAGTTACGATATGCTCCTTCAACCTCGTAAAAGAAAGTACCCGCCAAAGTACCCGTTTCAGTAGGAACCATTGGTATGGATATCTCTTTGATTTCCTCGCAGGCTTGAATGGTGGCTTTTTTCGTGCCTCGTTGTACTCGGGCAATGGCCACTTCCAACTTACGTTCGAAATCCTTATAATCAACCGTCATAGACATACGTCCAGCTATGGCCATTAGAGATACACCACCGTAGTTCCGACATAACCGGGTATACCATTACCCTTGAAAAACGACCTGGCTAAGATCGGATAAGTCACACCATCAAAGACAAACTTGTCCTTGGGAGTGACGACCACCTTACCGGAAATATATAAGCGGAGAGCAGTAACTACCTGCTCTCCCTCCATGTTCCGGATAACATTGATCTTGCCTTCACTGATACACAGATAATCTACTGGCGGGGCATCATAGATACCTTGATTATAGCTATCCGTGCCGGTGCAGACCAAATGTTTTACAGGCTCCGATGCAGTAGAAGCTACAAAAGGATCCATAATTACCCCTCCCTGTTATCATGCATACCGATATCAAAGATACACCGCTTACCTGGGATGTTCATACTGGAGGCATCCCAAGACGGTGTCCCATTGGTTGTGTCGTTAAGTAAGTCTGCTAAAATCCCTTTGTACTGCTCCAAGCGCTGACTAGCTTTAACTGATTCCGGGCCTATGGTATAATCCGCCTGCTTGGCCAGCTTTCTCAGAATAGCCCGACAAGCCCGAATAGCGGCATCTCTCAGCGTTGGTGCTTTACCGATGTGGTAATTCATCTCCTCATCAGATACGAAGGCATAAAGCTCTTCTGTGTCACCACTCAAGAAGCGCACTTCATCAAGTGGAGACGTAGAAGGATCACCGCTATAAGACCAACTCATAAGAATCACCTACGCTTTCTTAATGGGCGGCTTAATGACGGGCTTTACTGTATTAGTGGCAGCGGCCGTTTTGGCTGCGGGAGTAGCATCTGCAGTTGTAGTAGTTCCGGTAACAACCTTAACAGGTGCCGCGGCAGGAGCTGCCTTAGGGGCCTCCGTACCAGGGGTGGGTGTTGAATCCGCTTTAGCGCGGGGTTCCGCGACATCTGGAGCCTTGGAATCGTCCTCCTTGGACTCTTCAGCGTCTGGCTCAGACCCTTCATCCAGGTCTTGGCCGTCTTCTGGGGCATCCTCGGTTTGCGTGGCTTCATAGTCTGCGATAGCCTGCGTTAAATCAACACGTCTCCGCTGCTCGAAATACACCGACAGTTTCGCCAGGCCTTCTTCATCCTCGGGGATAAGGATGAGCTTACGCTCATTCACTTTAATCCTGCCGAGTTTGACCTCGTCAAGACTAGTAATGATATCCCCGCGGTTGAAGAATTTGCCCACCGATCTGAACGGTTTATTCACGATGTACGGCATTATTTTACAAGGTCTTTCAGGAAGATACCGAGGTCGGATGCAACCACTTTGTGGTCAAACGCCATCTCAGCTTCGATACGTTCTGTATCCATTCCCAACCAAGGCATAGGGATGCGGACTACCCGGCTGCCCATCGATTCGCCGCCCATAAGACCGGTCCATGCGAATGTATAACCTGCAGAAGCTTTCTTCAGGCCTGGTTTCTTCTCGACATACATCAGCAAGGCATGTTTGCCCATGATGAAGGAATAAGCACCATCTTTGCCCTTAGCCGCCGTGTTCTGGATGGCGTAAGGAATATATACGTTATCCACTTCAAACAGCGTAGCCAAGAGGTCCATTGCAACAATACCTTTTTCCGTATACTTGATACGGTCGAGGATATCTTCATTGCTGATCAGGGCATTGTATACCCAAGGACTCAGGACCAAGGTATTAGGTTTCTTACCAGTGGCTTCCATCATACGAGTACCAATCAGAGCCATGAAGCGCACTGGGTCGGCTGCAGGATCGTCAAACTGAAGCACCTGGTTAGCTCCCGGAGTAGCAGCAACACCCTGGATTTCAGTACCCCATACGCCCGTCTTGAAGAACTTCTGAGCCCACAGATTCTCACGCTTCAGCAGCAGCTTGTGCGTTACAATTTCTGTAGCATCTTCGTTAGGTTTCAACGGCGTATCGGCATTCACGCGGTCTTCTTCAGTAACGTCAATATGGAATGCGTACTTCCGGCAGAAGTACGGATCCGCGATATCAACGTTGTAGTCGCCGCCATCCGATTCAGTACCCTTTGCACGGAGGCCTGCTTCATCACGGAAGAAGTCATCACGGTCATAGGTGAAGTAGGTATCGGATTGTTTCTGAACGCCGATGACAGGGAAGACTTTATCAGCGATAAATACGCTAGCATCCTGAGCGTATTGAACCGACAAGTTAGTAAGCGGCTTGTCGACATGAATTTGTTGTCTTGTAGGCAAGTTATTCAGCCCCTTTTCATTTTTAATGTGTGCGTTCCGCTTTCAACGCCTGGTGGGTAATACTACTTCAGGAGGATGGAGCCGATGTCATCAAGTACGCCACCAACGGCGCAGATACCAATGGACTTGCCGGATGCCAACACAACGGCTTTGCCGTTTGCGCCAACTTCCATTTCTTGTCCGGCGGCTACAGTACCGCCCAGGATGACGTACGACACACCATGCACAGTTACCTGCGCTGGTTCATTAATGTTGTTGGGCTCCTGGATAACACCGATAGTAGTACCGGCAGCAGTAGCGGCAATAACATCGCCAGCGGCGTTGTAGTTAACCAAGGTATAACGCTTGCCTGCGAAGCTAATTCCAGGGTTACCTGTAATGTTCTTCCAGTGTTGCTCGAATGCTGGTCTAGCCATGAGTTTTACCTCCCTCTCTTAATTACGCAAATTGTGTATTACAACGGCAGGATTACTTAGTTGCCGCGGTTCTGAGCGTCGATATACTGGGCATACAACTCAGGGTGGTCCTCCATTGCCTTAGAAACAGCCGTATGAAGTGGCATGCTCTTGTTATCGCCTTTGATCCCTTTGGCAATAGTCTGGATTTCTTCCCAGATCTGCGCGGAAGACTTGCCATTTGCCAAGAAGCTCTTGTTAACACCGGCGCTGGCATTCTGGTTACCTGTGATTCCAGTTTCCTGGAAAGCTGCAGTACCTTCTTTTGCAAGCTCACTGGCCGCCTTGAAGATGCCGAATACGTCTGTGCACAATTGCGCATCCACTTTCTTCAGCTTCTTGTATACGGTAGCCAGCAAAGCTTCTTCAGCACCGAGGCCTACAACATCCTTAGCCTTAGCAACTGCTTCAGTTTCCAACGCAGCATCCTGCGCTTTAGCCACGGCTTCTTCAGCTACTTTGGTCTTTGCGATTTGCATTTCCATCAGTGCACGCACCGAAGGATCTTTAATCGACTTAATGATGTCCTCTTCGGTCTGTCCAGCAGGTAGCGGCGCTTCCGCTTTCAGCTTTTCAACCTCAGTTCGCGCTACTGCGAGGTCTTCTTCTGCCTTCTTAGTCTTAGCGATTTCAGCAGTGGTAGCCTCGTCCTTATCCTTCAGGGCTTTTTCAATTACGGAGCGGTGATTGGGCTCCAGTTTGGCCAAAATTTGATCCAAATCCATTGTAATGCCTCCTTTTTGTTTGATAATTTTTATGTGAGCCTGTGAATTGGCACCTTCCTTAACCAAATCTACACGATCGTAGTCCAGGTTAGTCATCCAGGTTTGGTGCCAAGGCATCAACTGGTCACTCATTGTTATTCACCTCCTCTCACTGCCCAGTGGGAGTTCGGCGAGCTTTACCTTGAACGGAGAACATTTCATATTCTCCCTTCTTAACCTTGGCAAAGACTTCCTTATCCGGGATGTAAAAACCAACCCACCAAGCTTCAGGAACAAGTCCTTCAGGGATGCCTAGCGCTGCCTGCTTCTCTTTCGTGAACATCATACTCTCGACGAGCGTACCAACAGCTTCTCCTTCATGCTTTACGCCCGTTTCACGGTATTTAAGCACAAAATTGTAAGCTGCTTTCTCCAGCTCCTCGGGGGCAGTGACGTCTCCGTCCCAATCCAATGGGTAAGACCCGTCAGCGTCCTTGGCTACATTAGCCCAACCGAAAACCAATTGCTTGTCTTCTGCTGTTTTTGCCACTTGGAACATGTCGCCGGAACCAGCTCTGGCCTTCTCCACGGAAGAATACGTGATGGTAGGCAGCTTGGCTGAAAGCACTTCCGCGACTTCCCAGTCTAAATAACGGTAATTGTAGATCGAATTTGGATCTACATCCTTCTTTAGGCGTAAGGTGATCTCTGTGGCATACTCCATTAAGTACTGATTCCAAGCCTCTAGAATTACTCCATTGATAGCTAGGATAGAAGCTTCAGGTTTCAGGATTTGAAGTCCTGCACTACATCTCGCAGCAAACGCCTGATAGGATTCCCCCGGCATCGGATGTAACTCCGAATGTGTTTGATAATAATAAAGCTCCGCATAAGGCAATTTTATCACCTCCTTTACTTATCGACATAGTTTTGACTGTTGTCGTCCATTGAATGACCCACTGGGTCCACTTCACTGGACAAGGTATCCGGTGTTTTCGGTTCCTCTTCTACAATCGCATACCAGTCGTCAAGTTCCTCTTGCGTAAGGGCATCGAGACTAATAAGACTGCGGATCAAGTTCATCAAAGGAAGATCCTGTGTGGGCTTCAATCCAGCAGACTTAAGTAGGAAGGCTAATTCCTTAACGTCAGGAGTTTCAACTTCACCAGGGACAATCGTAGGCAGGCCCGTGATTCCTGGGAAATAGTTAAACTTGAAAAGCTTAGGCACGGCATATGTGTTAAATATGTCCGCAATGTTCTGGATGTGTGCTTCTAATGAAGCCGCCAGTAAGCTTTTCTTAACTTCTCCCAAGGCAAAGGAACCAACCTTGTCTCCACCCATCATAACGATATCCGCAAGCATTGTAATAGCAATACGGTTATCATAACGATTGATGATGGCATTTGTATCAAATTGTCTTGTACCTCCGGTACTGACTAGGCTAAATACCCAGCCATGTGGAAGTAAGATTCCTTCAGCCTTGTCTCGGCGTACATTACGCACAAGAGTTTCTGCACGACTCTTCATCATTACTGCTGAAGGATCGGTGGCATCCCAAATATTAACATCCGAAGGAGGCTGGATCGTAGGAAGACCAGCTAAGTCCCGCTCAATACCAATACCTTCAATTTCCTCAATCCGTTTTTTAAAATACCAAGGACGATAGGCATTACGTAGAAGCGAACGACCTTCTGGATTATCCCGTGTAACCTTTGTACGAAAGAGCAATCCCTTTTCCAATGGAATAGTAACTTTACCCCACGTGGGTGGTGCACTCTGTTCAAAAGCTTTCACATAACCCTGCTCGTCAAACTCCCAACCTGACAAGCTGCTTTGTGCACGCACAGGAAAGCCTGCCCAACCAATACGCCCGTCATTATACTTGCTACGGAACCGGGGTGAGCTAGCATCAGGTCCTTTACGTACTTTGTACACCGTTTCATGAAAGCTGAAACCGTAAGAAAACATCGAAAGGACCTCCGATATGGTGTTGTCCCAAGACATACGCATATCGTCCATGCACTCTTGTAGGAATGCCCCTGCGGCCTTATCAGCCTCTGAGTCACTGGCTGACTTAGTTGTCCAGCCTGCTTTCTTAATCAGCTGCTCCATCATATACAGAACTGCCCCGATCGTAGGATCGTTGTCGGACATTTCCTTGAAGATGGCAGCTGCTCGAGGGTAAAGTAGCTGTGGTAAGAATTCTTCATACACACCGCCACCAAGTCGATTAAGGCCACTTACACCCCACTCAGAAAACTCAGCTCCATACTTTGCTACGGCCGTGTCTGCTTCTGACATTTCAGGTGCTTCTTTATCCAATTATCTCACCTCCTCACAGCGACCAGCCACTATGGCCGGAATCTAAACTTGATGCATAACCAAAGTCAGAAGCATCAAGTGCATTATCCTGCCAATAGGAACCAGCGGAATCTGCAGAAGACACATCTTCAGGTGCAAAGGTAACAGGAGTAACACCTAAAGAATTGAAAGCCCCGGAAAGACCATCGACTAAGTCATCATGTCCTGTTCCTGGAAATGCTTCCAGCTCAGCGATTAACTTATCCTTGTTCCGACAACCTTTGACAATCTTGATTTGGCGTCTTTCTGCGGCGGCCGAAGCAGGTGTAGCTCGATCAAGCTTACTACCCGTACTCCGCACACCCTCATAGGCATAGCCTACAAAGATTTCTTTCTTCTTGTGCTCAATAGCGTACTTGCCTGAACTCCCGCCTTCTTCCTCTTCCCGTATCTTGACCATGGTGCCATCAGATACAGCAAGGGTCTTCTGCAGGTTCGCCACGTTCATGGCGCTCTTCTGCACATGCTCGATATCCCAGATGTAATAAATACCCTGTTTCTCGGACATCTTAAGACCAACAGTCCAGTCAGGACTTCTGCCTTTACGCTTCTGCACAGGATCTACTTCTGTAGCTGCACAGTCCCAATAACGCAACATCCTACCGGGAATAGCCGGTGCTTCTACTTCTTCGAACCATTCTTCCTTAAACATATTACCTTTACGTACGAGCGTCCAAATACCGTCACGTAGACGAGCACGAGTAACCGGATCCAACTCTTCCAGGTTATCCACATAGGACTCTTTGTCCAGGAATGGATTGTCATCCATACCGGCTGGAATAAAGACCACGTGCTTCTTCTTTGTTTCTGGGTTAACGAAACGATCGTATACCCATTCTGCGTCATCCCCATCATCTGGTGGGTTAGATGCCGCTCTTACGCGTAAAGGAATATGCATTGCTGTCTTAAGTCTCCGTAAACGGGAGAACATATAAGTATAGCAACCTTGGAGTATATGTGTTACTTCATCGAAGCCAATGAACTGGTATTCACCCCCCTGATAATTCAGGCGGTCTTTATAAGTCTCCATGAAACCAAACTGTACGGTTGCACCGGAAGGGAAGACCAGCTTCTTTTCCTTGTCAACCCACTTAATGGTTTTATTAGCAATCCATGGGGCCAACCAAGTTAAGGCACGGTCGATCAACGCCCCCGGTTTAACCAAGTCAGCATAAGACTTACGAAAAATAATTGCACTGTAACCCGGAACATCAACGTGCTGTAAAGCGCACATGAGTAAGGCATCGGATTTACCACCACCAGCAGCACCCCCATAGAAACCTTCTTTTCCCTCCAGGAGCATAAACGCGGCTTGCTTGGGATATGGTCTGTGCACAATATATTCGGTCATCTTAGGAGTTAATAGCAATGCAAGCTTCTCTTGCTCACTCCGGGGCATCGACATGATATCCAATTGACCTAAAGAAGTCATTACTATCACCTCCCTATTGTACTGAATCCGCTGCTCCAATGTTATCCCTAACAATGACGTCGGTGGAATCACTCGATATAGAAAAACCAGCTTGTAAGTTATCCTCCAAGAGGTTTCCTATAAGCTGCATCTTCTGGCAACTGTACACTTCTACGGCATAACCTTGTGTAGGACTGAAATCTGTGCAAGTTATCATATTATCCTTAATAAAGCCTGCACGATTATATCCAACAGTTATGCCCGCCGAATAATTAAATAAACGGCCATTAAGATGAATGTTATTACCTGTAATCCAATACTGCCTCCCTCCAATATAACGGATTCCCATTTTGCCATTATTTCTAATGTGGTTGTCCTTTATAAAGGTACGGCAGGTGTTATTGACCAGTTCCAAGCCATGCCCATCGTTGCCCAATATTTGATTGTGCGTAATGTCCAAGTTGCCGGAACCAATGTCAGTTGTATTGGTGATGTAAATACCATCATCACCATTGAACTCTACGTTGTTGTGGTGTATATTCACATCCGCTACGGAATCAACGTAAATACCATAACGTTTATTGGACTGCAAGAAGCAGCTATCCACATGTACTTCATCACAACCCCTAAACAGTGGAGGTATTTCCTCATTGTCATAATAACCAAGCAAGTGTACGGCATCGCCATTACACTCGGTTATTCTGCAATGATGAACCCAGCTGAAGTAGGTAGCCCTCAGAACTAAGCCATGGGTAAGATCCTCACCCGCTATCTTAGTTCCGACTAAAGAAAGACCGCTGATCTCACTGTACGGGCATCTGTCTAATGTGAAGAAATCCACTTCTTCTTCTCCAATTAAACGTAGTGTTGCACTATGGCCGACAATCTTTAATCCGGGCTTGTCCATGATAGCTATTGGTCTGGTTCTATATACCCCCGGTGGGAAGTAAATAGTGGAGTACGACGTAGCTGCATCCAGGCAAGCTTTTATTGCCTCGGTGTCATCTGCTACGTCATCTCCCAAAGCGCCGTAATTAACTACCACATAACGGCCAACAGCACCAGCCAGCAATAAGCTGAAAGGGCTATTAGGAGGTTCCTCGATTGGACTATCTGTCCCCGTAAGATCCGCTTGTACACTGAATGTATAGTAATCTTTAGAAGGAAACGTCTCAATATACGTTTCCTCAAAAAATAGCTTGAATTCATAACGGTAAATGCCCAGCTCATTAGTTTCTCCTGATGCTAACCGGTAACCCACAATGCCCTGTGCGGCATCTAATACAATTGCTTCACGTTCAGCATGGAATAACTTGTTGCCGGAGTAAATAGTACATTTGATAGTGTATATACTAAGATCAATAGGTACACCGCCTTGCTGGAGTACCTGCTGAAGCAAAATACCCTTGTCGTACTGTTTAATATTCTGCAAGAGAGCCACTCCTTTCTATGTACCTTTACGCCATAAAAAAGCCAAGGAAGACTGGCGTATCTTCCTTGGTCAACGGGAGGAGAACTACTGAGATGCAAATCAGGTGCTTTTATTTAGGATCGTCTTCGACGACCTCGTAATCGGCGTCTACTACGGTTGTCCTAGCAAAAGCACCGGATTTGTCAAGTATGTGTAAAATTGATTGTAGATGGGAAACATCCTGTTCGGTGTTTACCGCAAGAGGTGCGTCAGAACCACTAGAGGATTCTCCACTCATAGTGGTCTGATTAATACTTATATTGGTACCTCCAGCATCCGTTCCAGGCTTATCAGCCTGTAAACCAACAGCCAAACGACCCATCTTGGCGGCTACTTGAAGCATTTGGATAGCCGTCTTAGGACTTAACTGAGCTTCATGTTCCTCGAGGTAAGTCATACTCATTTCCAAAAGCCTGTCTGCTGTCTTAGCATGGGTGCTTTCCAACTTCTCGATGGCAACCTCCCGCATACGAGCAGCTTGTAGCTTCTTGTGGAAATCATAGGCCTTACAACGCAAAGGCCAATGATAAGCACGTGAAAGCATGGTCAAGTTACGCAAAGGTACACCCGATAATGTAGCAACTCTGGTGACTGCCCGGGTGCCTTCTAAATACAAGGCTTCCCTATATGTTTTAAATAGATTATAATATCCTACAGGTTCACCATCTAATCTTTCCCAGATAGGAACACCATCAATTAATGGCATAGCCTCTTCAATTACAATATCCCATGTAGCCTGCTTCACTACACTCGAAGGAACATCATCAGTAGACTCATAAGAAGGCAAATCACCGATCAACACGCTGGGATCGATAAGCTGCAATGGTATTCCATGGGTATTAGATGGCAAATTAACTTGAAAATACTGCACTAGATTTCCAAGTTTACGATATACTTCAACAGCTCCTTCATCGAAGGTAACAGCCAAATCTGTGCTCAAGTTATTCACCTACCCTATTAAATGATTTTCAGAGGGGGCCGCGATATCCGATGTTTGGATCCCTGGCACACGCGTGAGGGCTTAATTGGTGGGCGGTACAACCCCTCCTTATATTAATATAATATAAGAGTGCGGAAGCAATTGCACATGGGAGAGACAGGAAATTTCAATATATTTTAGGCGCGACTGAAACCGACCGAACATCTTCCATGATAAACCCTTCATATTAGTAGTCTCATTATACGTCTTCTTGTTGTTTGGGTGTTTCGCAAGGCGGAGTGGGCCTATCAATCTAGTAAGCTAGCCCATTTCGATATTTTTAAAAATAGTTTTTGATTTTTGGTATAAATTTTAGCATTTAGGGTAATAATAATAAAGTAAGACAAATCAAACTCAAAGGAGTTGTTAGGCTAGATGCCAAGACGTGGAGGTAGACATTATGTACTGGTTAAAGGTGCTGAACGTGCTATGGAGGCTTTTAAGATCGAAATTGCCAAAGACTTGGGTTTATTTCACAAAATCACGGAGGACGGCTCCTATAAAGGCCTTACGACGCTCGAAGTAGGGCAAATAGGCGGCGAAATGGTACGGAGAATGCAGGCTGCTGGCGAATTTGCGATCAAGGCACGCTTTGATATGGGTGAGCAGCGACTGATGCCCCCAGAAATTATGCCAGACCCAAAAGCGGTACGCGAAGTAACGAACAATGGAAACCCTACATTACATGTAACAGGTGACGTACACGATGCTCCTGCTAGTGGACAGCAGTTCGCCAAGAAGGACGGCAAGAACGACCAACCATCAATCCACTGATCGTACCAGGGTGGTGTGCTTGGCTGCGAAGCTAGGCTGTCGCGACATTCTGGGCATGTTGCCTATAAGAACGGTGTGCGGACTCCGCTATGACATAGGCATATTGCCTTTAGGTAGGGAACTCTCCTGCCGCGATGCTTAAAGTATGTTGCTCCATCTATTTGATAGACTGTAGGGTTCTAGGTACCTAGGTATAGAACCCTACAGTCTTTCTTTTGGCAGTTTCCGGGATAACAGAATTTGGCAAAACAGTGTGTAGAGCTGGCGAGCACCCTACGGCCCCCGTGTTTCGTACAGGACCCGGCTCCTGCTTTATTCCGGGATACGAACGTACGTTCAAAATGGGAGTAACGATTGTACATGTCGTTACTCCCTAATTGACAGTCACTTACGCAATCCTATCAGCGAACACTTTGCGGAATTCTTTCATAAAGTTCGCAACGGTATATTGGTGATAGAACTTCGTAAGGAACGCTGCGACACCTTCTATGTCTTCTTTCCTAATGCGGGTCAGGCCTGCCAGGTAGAAGAAGACGAACATCTGTGGCGTGGGGTCGTCAGCTTCTTCACACTTGCTAATGAAATCCGCATAGGCTATCTTCAACACCTTGTCATAAGGTCTGTTGTCAACCACCATAGCACATGCCACATTGATTACGTCCCTTGCTTTCAATAAGCTTACTGCCATATCAATCATCTCCTCTTCTTTATATATTTATTATACTACAGAATAAGGAATATGTCACGCTATGTTTCTCAGCTTACACTATGAAAGAGATGGATCACTCCACCTTGCCAAAGCAAGTACCTAACATTATGACCGTAGTGGCATCTATCCGTTACCGTAGGAAACCAATAACCCTACCAGTTACGGTAGGGTTTAATGTATTAACGGATTAATCTTCCGAATCCAAATCGAATTCGTTGTCAATTGAAATGTTTTCAAATCCATTCATCAATTCAAATTCGGATATCCCCAACACATCACACGTTACGTTCAAAATGTCATTGTCATCAATACATTGGGTATAAATGGATTTAACACAATATTCCAATAATTTTTGTTGAACCGTTTTCATATCAATCAATCCCTTCATCTTTTATATATTTATTATAACCTATTTCTTGTAAGTTGTCAACAGTTATTTTCAAGATGTAGGACTCCAGTGTGTCGTCGATTACCGTGGTAATAGTGGACACTAGGTAGGGAACAAAAAGATAGGAGCGATTGTACATTTCGCTCCTATCGTTTCGAACTTATTGTGCCTGTTGTTCGTCACTTTCCTTTTGTTCGGTGACCACGTTTTGCAACTTGTACGTTTTTAATACGTTATGGACATAATTATAATTGGTGGACAATTCGATCGATATTTCCTTATTGGTCTTGCCGTTCAAATACATCGCAATGATCAAATCCTTCTTCACGTTCTTTTCTTCAGCTACTAGTTCAATCTTATTCATGTTCACATAGTTCGATACGACGTTATATACGAAATTGTATCTAACATCCATTACTGTCGAAATTTCCTTGACTGTCATTCCGATATCAAACATATTTTTCATCTTTTCGGATTTACTGGACGTTTCGTTCGACGTGATAGCGGCGATCATTTTGTCAGTTACTTTCTTTGCGTTTTCGATGTTCTTTTTCATAGTTAATTCCACCTTGTTATTATATTTAGAAAGTGTTTGTTACTTTCTATATATTTATTATAACTGATAACGCGACAAATATCACGCTGTTTCGCACTGTAAGTTTGGAAACACTAGGACGCGGCTCGTTTAATCGGGGAAACCGTAACGCACTAAACATTCAGCGTTTCTTTGATTAACGTGTTAACCGTTTACCCGGCCGCCGACGCCACATTGGCCCGTCTCTGGACTCCGCTAAACCGGTAACCGTTTCCTCCACGAAGCAGGGTGCGTCCTAGGGGAACGTGGGAACGGTTTCCCCGACGACTCGCCGAAGCCGTTGATATCTTAGATATTCTGTGATATAATTAAATTAAGAAGTAAGGAAGAGTTTCCAAGATTAACGAGATCCCCTTAGACCCGCTTACAAGGTTCCTCGCTACCCCTCCTGTTCAACAGGAAGCTCACCGATTCCCCCGGGAAACGTTTAATGGAGTAATCCGTTATTCACTTCTTCACCTAACTTGGCAACCACCAATACGCCCTATAAAACGTCAGCAATTGACTTCTGACGGGGCGTGGTTGTAATAATCTAAGGGAGTGTTGAAGATGGCAGTAACAGCAGCAAAGTTGTCGAAGTCGGAACAGATTAGGAGAATGTTTGACGCGGGTATGTCGGTTGCGGAGATAGCCAATTCCATGCAAATTCGTTATCAGTTCGCGTACAACGTAATCTCCTACCACATCAAGACTAAGGGGGGTGTATCAGATGCTCCTCGGACTGATTATGATAGCAGTATTCATCGGGATGTGTGTTAACGAGCAAACCAAGAGGCACTGCCGCAAAGGGAATCACGTGTGGAAACCTTATGGTCCACACAGAATGGAATGTAAGCATTGTCATGCGCTAACAGGTATTATTCCTCCTTCTCCTACCAACGTATACGAATATCCGACGACTGTGCGACGTTACCGGCCTATGTAAACATTCCCGGGGAGGGTACCGCAAGGTACCCTCTTATCTAAGGAGGATAACGATGAAAAGATTGGTTAATTGGGTACTAGATCGGCTGTTTCCCGTAGTAACACCTCCCATTATTCCACCGCGAACCCAGAAAGCACGAGGATTGAACATAACTTTCCATAATGTAGTAACTTACGTGCCGAAACGTGAGAATAAGCCATTAGCTACTGTAATTTCGATAGAAGACCGCCGAAAAGCGGAATTCCTCGTATGGAGGGAGAATAACGCCCTTTTATTCGCCTAGGACGCTGGGTGTTTCATGGATTACCGTATTAATTTACTAAACACCGGGCGGTACGGATGGGTTATCCTATTCCACCACGAAGCCCAAGCATCCCAGGCCCATCTCCGCCGCCCAACATATGGCCTATTAAAACGCCTGCGATTGTCCTATGTACGCGCCCTATAAAACCCCTCACATCGACCCCACCACGCGGGGCCCAACACAGCCACCACTTGGAGTACTTATACCCACCCTATCTAGGCCATTAACGGAAGTTCCACGCGTAATTTATTTTCAAAATAACGTTGATATTAAGTTTGTTATGTAGTATAATATAAATATAGAAGGAAGCAAACATTCCTTCAAATAAAAATCAAAGGTGGAATCCCAAATGCAAAGAGCGATGGAAATCAACGTAAAGACCCAACCAAAGGCAGCAGAGAAGGTGCTGGCAGACACAACTACCAGCAAGTCCCAGAAGATGAAGGACCTGTTCGACCTGGGTTTCGAAGTCAAGACTATTTCAGAAACCATGGGTGTCCGTTACAACTTCGCCTACAACGTGATTTCCAACTATGTCAACATGAACAAGATCGAATTGGTACAGACGGAGAAGTCCGGCAAGAAGGAACAAATCATCTCCATGCACCAAGCGGGCAAGACCAACAAGGAGATCAGCATCGAGCTCTCTACCAATTACAACTACGTGTTCAACGTTTTGAAAACCTACAAAGCATCCCTGCCTAAGCTCGTCATCGACTTGACCAAGATCAACATCGATCCCGAAGTACACGCCGAAGACCCGGGACAGGGCGAAGTGGTGCAGGAGGAAGCTGAATAATGAAGAAGTTGTTGGTACTGCTCCTCGGCCTCTCGGTTGCGGCTTACGCAATCGTACCCTACACCGTCACACAGGTTGGCGGTGAAGGGTATTCCCTCAAGACCAAAAGTGGTATCGTCCTGCACATCAACCAAACGGACGTACTCAACAACAAACGCCTAACAGAAGGCGAAAAAGTGTATGGAATATTTCTCCCCGCGGCCATGGATGAGTCCCACTTTGTAGGGGTTATAAACTAACCCCTTCCCTTCGGGGTCTTAAGGCGGAAGGAGGTACTGCGCCCACCCCTGGTATCCATCGAATACCGACCAACCTCATAGATGCGTCCTCTTTAGCCCACTCCTAGGGCTCTTTTTATTCCCTCTTGCAGCCCACCGGCCAGGCCCAACTGGAACACCCAGCCGAAGCAACCTCGGCCCATCTCCACAGCCCTATAAAACGCACAAGAATACGCCCAACCTACCGGCAAGGCGCAACTTAAGGACTATTAAAACAAACTGGGTTGACCTACTCGTGGATGCCCAACTCCAGCAACTCATTCTCAATCTCCCACTGTGACCACGTGAACGTTTGTAGGAAATCATAAGCGGCATCATAAGTACATCCACGCCCATCAACCGTAGCTTCTAGGTAAGCATGGGGACTCATCGACTCCAATATCTCCTCAGAACCCTCCTCACCGAAACGATAATCCCTCATAAGTACCCCACAGAATACCCCATAATCCAACAACAGCTCTGCAGTCGACTGGTAGGCCTCCTCCTCTTCAACAGGTTCCTCCAACTGCTTTAACAAGGCCACCTTATACATCTCGAGTTCCACCAGAGCCCCTGCAAGAGTGGCAAGATATGGGATAGTTTCCTTGAGTGAATAGGATGTCCGCTCGAGAGTCCACTGGGGAGCATCGGCAGTCAATTCCCCTGATTCATACTCAAGGCATTCCCGGATCTTTTCCAAGATGTTATCCACCTGATGCAGACCCCACTGCTCAATCACCATTCCCCATTTAGCCAATACGAACATTACGTTTTGCATTTCCATTACTAATTCCTCCTTAAGTTGATCTCTACTATACTTATATTATAACACACATCTTCAGAAATGGCAACACCCGGGTGATAAGATTATTTCACAGGACTACCCAGATGGTTATGACGTCTGGAGACTTTGAGAATATCCTCTACCTCACCACTTTTAACACCAAGCAACGCCGGCCCATCTCCGCGGACCAGTTGTGGTTGGCATTAAAACGCAGTCTATCGACCTATGCAGCGCCCATGTACAGCTCCTATAAAACGCTTGGCATTGAACCCAGTACAGAGCCTATAAAACGCCCACCATCGAGCCCGTGACCCGGAGGCCGCTTCGCTGAGCCAATCTGGACATAGTTGCTAGACATGAAATAAAATCTTATGAAATGGTGCAATTGAGAGTCTCTCTGGATATTATATAAATATAAACGCCATAAGGAGGACTTATAATGGGAAAACAACCACAAGTAGTAAAGTCGGAGGATGTTAGTCGGTATCAGGGCTTTTGGATCTGTGATAATGGCACAATAATTGAGCGTTCTACTGGGAAGATTATGCCCATCTATGAAAACGGGGGAATTCGCCTGCTTTGTGAGGATGGCTTAGTACGTAATACACAAGCTCATCGACTTATTGCGGCAGCGCACGTGGATAATCCTGACGGATACAAATATGTTGGCTTTAAGGACGGCGATTCTACCAACCGTAATGCGGATAACTTGTTCTGGATCAAAACGTACAAGCAAATCAGTCAAACTACGCAGGATATCCTATCTTTATACCGTTCGGGTTGGTCTACCGTTGAATTAGCCCGTAAGTTTGTCAAAACTCCGCAGTACATCAATCGGCTCCTTAAGGATTTCCGTAAAAACGACTCCTCGCTTTAATTTCCTTCCTTTCAGAGGCTCTATGAACCCTATTTCAGGATCCCAAAAGTGTCTCCCCGTTGATATATATAGGGAAATTCAATGGGTTCATAGAGATTTACCAAAATTCCAATCCTTCAATGCCCGCCCCAAGCTTATTATATATATATAGCGCGGACGGGGTGTCAAGCGGTACGGTTCTCAATAGATAGGGTTCTGTATAGTTACGGTATCTATAGTCGGGATGAGTGTAGGGCCTCGTGTTTGTTAGCTATATACTCCAATAGACACTCTCGTCTTATTTAGTCCTTCTATATACCTAGTTTAAAACACTGAAATAATGAAATATTGAAAAGTACTATATATATCAACGTGGAGATACGTTCAGTTTCCTATACTAAACAAATGCACATCTTGAAATCCTGAATCAGAGCTACCTACTTACGCCCGATCAAAAGCAAAAAGAAACCGACCTATCAACAAATAAATCGTTGGTAAGTCGGTTTGTAATTGCCCTATAAAACCAAAGCAATTGAGTTATAGGTCGCGCAAGACATTTCTGCGGTCAAGTAAGTCATCTGGCTCTGTACCGCTTTGCGGACTGTTGCTGACGGAAGACTCGTCTACACTTGTGTAATAAAGTTTGCCATCAATGTAAAGAGACTTAACAACAGAATCGTCAGCTATTACCTCCAGAATGCGATCAGCTGGAAAATTAAATGCACCTCGACGGATACCATATAGAAGCTGTTCCGCCACATAGATACGATCGTCGTTGTCGTCATATTCAGCAAGCTCATTGACTAACCATTTAATGACATTACTAGTTACGAGTGCGGTAGTTGCAGCCTCCAGACGATACAGATTTGATACAGTGCCACGAGGTTGCCAGTCTGCCAACGTAGCAGGTAGGTCTGACGAGAAACAGAAGTCAGTTACCCTGACGGCAGGTGACTTAACCAATTCGAGGTCGTCATTGTAGATACGCTGGAAATAGTCGGCCTTGTCGATGAAATTGCTCCTAGGATTGATCTGCAATTCAGGTTCCGCTCCGTCTATCGATATTGCAATGATTACGTGTGTGATGTCCGGTCTTGCAGGTGAGCGTAAGGCTGAAACAAGTGCTTGTTTGGATACCTCGTGATTAAATCTGATCGATGTCATTGGTGTTACCCTCCTTGGGATGGATTGAACTTTCGATACCTGGGTACTTGTCCTCGTCCGTGAGCTTTTCGCAATTGATTACAGTGAACTCCGGGCCTAGCTTCATAATGACATTGAACTTGTCCCACACCATGATCTTGAATGTGCTTTTGTTAAGCTTGGAGTTATACGTCTTCAGTGCTTGCGCTGCCTCTTCAGTGGTCTTGTACTTAGTTGCCTCAGCATAATTGGGAACTACTTGCATTGAATAGTAACCATTCCCTGCAGAAGCACTACTCCGCCGCGTTTTAAGATAGAGACCGCTTACCTTGTCCCTCACTACGTAACGATACCGATCATTAGGACCCGTACCAGGGTTGGGTTGTTTAGGTAGCGAAGCATTCCGATCCCTGCGCGTTGGTTCGGCAGAGTCACTGTCTCTGTTCCATGCAAACTTCTTGGCTTTTGCCATGCTAATGCCTCCTGTCGTAATAGAATGCAATAATCACTACCAAGACGATCAGTAGCCATGTGCTATTGGATATCATCCTCCGCGCCTCCTAGACCCAATTGAAATTGTTCATGAACTAATGCCAGAGGCACCAGATAGAGCGGCTACGACCGCGAGTAATGCATGCTTCGCAGCCAACCCACACCTGGTACGTCGCTCTTAGGTATTAAGCCCAGGTGTTCTGGTATTGGGATGCCAAAGCTGCTTTCCGTTTGTTCCACTTCACCTTAGTGGCTTCTCCGCCACGCAGATGCATGATTGCTTTATGCATTTCCATGATACTTTCGACTTGACCAGCCAGTAGCGGATTAATGGTAGGTAAGAGTTCACGCATATCCTTGTGCACCGTTGAACTACTTACATTGAAATGGTAACCGGCCTGTCTTACTGTGCACCGTGTAGCTATGATGTGCTTTGCTACTGCAAGTGTCCGATCATGTCGTACCTGTGCTGCTTTAATCTTCTTCATGAGTATCCCTCCTAATATGGCAAGTCGTCGTGTAGCTTAGTCAGTCCCATTTGAGACTGTGTAAGGCCTTCCTTGCAAGTACAGAAAGACTTCACAATTTTAGGCTCATTCTTTGCAGGATCGCCATAGCGACCTAATTTACCTGTGTCTTCACATTTATAGCAGTCATAGGCAGGAGTTGCCACGACCTTATAGGTAACGGTTACTATCCGTTCGAGGCCCAGTCGCTTTAGAGCAAATTCCTGCTGCGCTGAAGGGAGGCATTCAAAGTCACCCTGATGCCACTCTAATAGGTACCCAACAGATTCGTCTTTTTTGGCTAAGGCCTGCAGCCGCGAGTCAAACTCCTCCTGCGTGATGAACTCCTCGGTTGGTTTCAAGGCTTCTGTAGTCGCTTGGAAAGCTTCCCGCTGCTTGTATTCTTTGAGGAAGGTACTAACCATGATGTCGAACTTATCTTCGTAACTCAAGTGCTCATCATTGTTCGATGAGTGTACCAAGAACCAACGACCGGTAGCCTCTTCTTTTGCCCGGAGAATCTCCCAGGCGCCTTTAGGCGGATAAAGTATTAAGCCGTTAAGTTCCAGCCAGCGCTCAAGTGGCTCAAGATGTACTCTATGCAGTTTCCCTCTAATTGCCATTGTCTTCATCCTTTCTGATATCTTCGCAGTAACCCCACTCCGCAAAGAGTATTGCTAATAAAAAATCTCTAACCGTACTTTCATCCTCACACTGAAATCCTTCAAGAAGCTCTTTATCACCTTCTTGAATGTATCTACATTCAAGCATTAAGATCCTACTTCCTTTTCTCCTTGAATTCACGCATCATTTCACGCATACGATCCATACCGACACTTTCGGTCTTTTTAATTTGAGAAGCATAATTCTCAAATTTTTGTGCCTCTTGCTCGGTATAGAAGGTGGCTCTAGTTGGACGAATCGGCTTAATTTGTGTTACTGCCATATCGTTCTCCTCCTTGTTTTCAGTCATTACGTACACCTCCAATGTTATACTTGGTAAGAGTGTACGCCAGAATGAAAAACCATATACCTTCTTGACCATCGCCCTGTGGCGTGTTTTCGTAAATGTATCCTTACTGATGCAGGGTTCCATTTGATTGTACACCCCGTAATCATAAGGCACACTACGTTGCATGTACTTGCGTGTGATAAGATCTTTTTCTGTGTCCGTTAACTGCTCCAGAGCTTCCACGACATTGGCAGCAAAGTCCTCAGGAAGAGCAGCTATGAAGCGTCTCTCCCTGTATCTTTCAAGGATAGGCTCCACCAAAGAAAGTAATCTCTTTGATGAAACCTTAGGCAGTGTGGGTAACTCTTCCATGTGCTCCTCCTACTGAGACAGGATCAGCACATCATCAGACTGTCTCGGACTTAATAAGATAGGCAATCCTTCGAACTTAATAGTCAGCGTGCAGACATCCTGTTCAATCCGGCTGCGAAATCCAGGGTGAGAGTTAAGTGCCATCCAAGCAGGGTCGTTAAGATGTATTTCAGCGGGTATGCCACCAGCCTCCTTAACAGCTTCTACCATTTTGTGCATATATGTGAAGATGTCCATTACAGCTCACTCAATCCTAGCTTCGCCAGGAAAGCCTCTGCCAGGTCTTTCGCCATAACATCTTCGAAAGTCTTCACTTCCGCATCGTCAAAGAACAAAGGACCATTACGTTTGAGGATATTTACCATAATAGCCAGGCAACCCTCATATGTCGTATTAGGACTTTTACGTTCCATTTGATCTGCCAGTTCTTCCATCTTGTTCCATTGTGCGGCATTAGCACCATAGGCATCGGCAGTAGCGCGCAGCCGATCAACTGAGGCATTACCGAAAGGTTTATCCATCATCGATTTGAAAGTTGCGAAGGTATGCCGCATCTTGTCCAGATTTTGCAAGACCTCTTCCTTAGCGGGCGAATTCTTACGATACGTAAAGAGGACATTATCGGTATAACCGGCCTCACTGATAACCATCTGAGAAACCAATTGATCCTCCGATAGAGTGGCAAGGAATTTGTTAATGGCTGTTGTGTCGGTACCTGCGAAGATTTCAACTTGTAACATAGTAGTTCTCCTCCAATAATATGATCTATTTAAGTGCGATTGATGCGTACAGCCTTAGTATTGGATAATGCAATAAGGGCAGTAGACTTAGCTTGTAGTGCTGCGATGTAACGGTCATCCAATACAGCTCCACGCTCGGTTAGATGTCTTTCCAGCGCCTTGATGGTAGTATTGCAGACATCAATGTGATTCAGGATTGTGTCTTCTATGATTCCAGTTTGCACGGATCTCAGCCTCCTTTTCTTGCAAGCCTTCATACAGGCTTATCTCCTGCATGAGTTCGTCAAACCACTCCCGGTCCTTGGTCGCCAAAGCAAGATCCAGTGCCGCGTATAAGAAGTCATATGCTATATAAGTAGGCAGGCCAACTACTTGATTATTATTGAAGAATATAGGCGTTTCCCTACGAGGCTGAATACTCTGCATGCAAACATCTCCTTCAGGACCTTGAGGCAGTGCTAAAATCCAACCACTAAAAATCATACCCTTCGGAGTTTCTGCATTTACCCAATCGCCGATCTCAAATAATGGCACAATAATCACCTCCACTACGAATAGGGTCTAAGCCCAGGAATTAATCCCAGGCTGAGTCACCCTGCAACTCCATACCACGACGCGTGAACTCTCCTATCGTAGCATCCTTTACTTCTTCTTCAGTCATAGTAGCTAGTATCCGAGCATTCTCTTCCAGTGTAGCATCAGGAAATGCTTGACCCAAATGCAACAAGCAGAATACAAAGAAATGTACATGTGTCTCACGATAAGGTGCATCGTCATAAGTCAACGATTCAACCTCCGCCAAATCCCCATCGGCATCCTCTGGTACTGCAATACCAGCTTGTTCTGCAAATTCCGTAAGCATCCCAGGAAAGAATCGAGCAATTGCCATAAAGTATACCTCCATAGTTTAGTAAGGTCTAAGCGATCGCGGAATTCGAATTGAATGCTCCGCGACCACCCCCTGGTACGACTCAGTACACGTTACGTGTGCCTGTTTCATCGGTAACATGAATTTGTACGTAAGACATGTCATCACCACTGTGGGTAATCGCTAACACGTCACCGTCTTCAAATTCAATGTCAATTTCATTAGTACGGGCATCGGTACATCTTGCTTCCTTTACTACCTTACCTTTTAGTAAGTTCAGGAAATCTACCATATCCATATGTTCCAACATCTAGTCATCCCTCCTATCCAGGAACAGATATACATTGCGTTGACGTTCATCCTTACGCCGTTGCCGTGTTTCAAAGCCTTTTTTAGTGTAATGCCCGACAGCAACAAGAAACAATAATCCTACGAGGATACTCATGCGTACCACTGATGAAGTGGATCAGGTATAAAAGTTATTGATTGACGCCAATCATACCCTCCACGCATTACATGATATTCATCCCGATGCATTACTTCTTCTTCAGAATCAATAAGCCAACCTCCAGGAACCTTAGCGCGGTAATAGCAACCACGCGTAGAGTTTAAAGGCTCCCAAATAAGTTCAGGTGTTTTTTGGCCTTCTTTATCTTCCATAGTACCTCCTATTTCAATTTGTGACTTTCCGGTTTGATGTGTAATGTGGCATAGTAAGTCTTACCACAGCATTTACATCTAAGACGGTTCGTAGATCTGCTAGGTGTCCAACGGTGGCCATGTTTCTTACATCTTGCTTTCCTGGCTGCGTGACGTACAATTAGGAAAGCTATGAACACAGCCAGGGTAAGCAACGAAGTCATTGGCTGTCGTTATATTTCAGTACTACTTGTTCTACGATGGTCGTCACTGGTGTATCCGTTTCAAACGTATGCCCACATCTGTTGCAAGTTAATTTGAAGCTATCATGGGCGAATAAGTCGGTGTTACCACAAGCAGCACAACAAATACCTATTGGTTTACTCGGTTTAAAAGGCTCTTCTTCTGTCATAATCTGAAACCTAGCCATTGTTTGATGCCCCCTGTCTGAAAGCTGATGTAAAGTTAACTCTGCGATAGCGTAACTCATTTTCCAACATTTCGAGATATTCACTTAACTCATCACGTTGTACTTCATAATCCCGCTTATGTGAGCTAATCCAGCGAGCACGTAAGCTCTTATGAATTTCTAACACCGACTGTAGTGAAGCCTTTGCCAGTTCTTGCTTTCTTTCGATATCGTGTACCTGAAAGCTGGCCAGATCATCTTCGCATAAAGCATAAAGTTCGCTAAGAGGTTCCCTAAATGCCTTGACAAGAAGCAGACGTTCTTTCAAGTCCCTGGTGCCATTGTTATCTGACAGGTTATTACGTTGTAGCATACTCTGCTTACGCTGTAGTTGACCATTAAGTCCCATTGCTGTAGCAGCATACAGATTAACTACTTTGAACAGATTAGCTGGCGTCTTGCCATGCTTTTCAAGGTATCGTTCACAAGTACGTATAGAAGCTAGCGTAGAGCTAACGGTACTAAAGTCCAAGTTAACTCGTGCCTGCTGCCATGAGTAGACGTACAACGAACGTTTCTTGATACTCATTGTCATCTTATCACCTCCACAGTTTATTCGCTTTATATTAATATAATATTCAAACTTATTTTGAAATGAACTAATTACGAAGAAAGTTTTTCAGCTGAATTTTGTTCCATTACGTAGCGCCGTATGGCTACTAACACAACTTCCTTGTGCTTGAACCGGACATCCACACGTTCAGTAGCCATTACCTCCATGAATTGCTCGAAGGTAAGGCTCTGCAACCAGCAGAACGTATCGGCCATTTCATTAAGTTGTTCCTCTGTTATCACCATAATACTTTTTCTCCTTTTGAGTCATACCCCTCACATAAGGCTTAGTAGGTGGTGGGGTAACTCCATATTGTGTGGCCAGGGTCAGTAATTCTGTGTTACTCATTTGATACGGGTCTTTGATGAAAGTAGCCTGCACGATTTTCAAGTTAGTAATTAATTCAATGCGCCACCGTTGTGCGTTCTTACACTTACCCATTTAAATCAGCTCCTAATACTTTTTGCGTTGTCTGGGTGCTTCTTGCGTTTGTAGTACGGCCATTACGGCACGATACGGTATATGATACCGTTTCGAATACCAATTGATAAATTCTCTGTCGGTCATATTATTGTAAATCTGCCGACACTCACGAATACTCTGTTTATACGTTTCCTGCGTAGTAGCCATTAACATCACCCTCCAAATTGTCTCCAAAAGTAGCTAAAAAAGAAGGAGCATTCCTAAAAATGCCTGGCCATCGCATTCTTATGAAATACTCCTAGTGTATGTTATGATATCATTTAGCTTGGTCGCGTACTTGAGTTAGATCAATTAGAGGGGCTCCTGTTGTTGCGTTCCCTGATGTATGTCCATCTGCTAGATCAATCTCTTGTAGTTTGTCAGCAGCATATTTGCGAATACTCTCTGTGAACTTACCATGATGTGCCTCATTTAAGAGGTATTCTAAGAAGCCTGTATTCGTTATGTTCAAGCGCAAGCCTATCCAACATTCCGTCATTACTTTATTGACGTGTAATGTGTGGGTGGTTCTTGCCTTGGATAACTTGTGCTTCTTCTCGAGGTATCTGGATAGGTGTTCTACCTTCTTTTGGACGGAAGATTCACGGAAGCCTATCCATTGGTCAAAGATGTAATTGATGAAACTAGAAGGCGTACCGCAACGAACGATCTTACCATCAGTCGCTACAGATTCTAAATCGAATGTCTCGAGGCAGTTCGTAAAGAAGTCTGCGGTAATATCATTCTCCTGCGTGTATGCCAGCTTTTTCGCATTGGCCGTTAATGAATCGCTGAATGCTTGATTAACGACTAAACGTCTGAGACCTTCAAGGGACCAATTAAAGATTCCTGAATATTCAGCCCTAAGCTGCTCCATGATCTCAAATTTAGGGGTGACACTTCCGGTAAAGTCCTGTTCGAAGGGTACCATGAGCATGCGCCGTAACCAGCCTTCTGATTTATCACCAGTCTTGATGTCATGATTGGACGCGAAAATAAACTTGGCAGTATTGTTGAATGTGATGGGTGACTGATTTTTGACGTCAGCGATAATACGTCCTCCAGAGACAAGGTTTTTGAAGTCATCAGCGGCCCCACCACGAAGATACTCTGAACCTGCTTCGTTAACGATGTTGAGTACTTTTCCGACCAGCGACGAAGATCCAAAGCGGCTAAATAGCGTTCGCATATTAATCGAATCGACAACGTCATATCCAAGTAGCCCCTGTATGGTCTCGAGGAATAATGACTTACCGTTGGCTCCTTCACCTTGGATAACAAGGGCCTTTTCAAAGCCCATGTAAGGTATAAGGGCATAACCAATGAACTCTTGAAGGATAAGCCGAGCACCTTCATCGGGCAACCACTCCTTTAATCTTAACTCCCACATAGGAGATTTGGCTGTTGGATCGTATTGAACCGGTAGCACATAAGTTAGATGTGTCTCGGGATCCCAAGAATGCACTTCCCCCGATTTCCAATCCAATAACTTGCCTCCAGCCAAGGGAATGTACTGAAACTGTGCTATAGTCTGCGTATCCAGGTTGCGGGAATTGACCTTCCAATACCGCTCTTGAGAACGCAACTCCACTACTAGGGCATTCGCGACATCCTTGTAATGTCGAATGGTTGTCCATGCCGGATTACCTCCATACTTCTCATTTCCTAAAGCATCACGGATATACACTTGGAAAGAACCATTACGAGTATCAATAGGCTCCCAAGGGCCGTGCGTCTTTTGGGTCATCCATACTACAGGATGCTCTGGATCGACTTTGACTACATAACCTTTAGATTCCATTAAGTTAAGAACTACCTGAGCAATTTCCCCTGGAGCAAAGATGGGAGCTTTGTCGTCGCCGCCCTTCCCTTTCTTGTACTTAGAGGATTTAATTGCTTCAGATTCCCAAAAATGGTTCACCTTAGATTCAATAGCAAAATCATCTAGTGGGGGATCACAATAAGCCAAGTTATGACTCTTAGCCATATGCATGATGTAATCCTTACCTGCACTACGGAAATTAGCACAGAAGCTACCAATAATTCGAGTCATCTGATTGTCACGATTACCCGAAGTGATCTTCTGTGTTAGCTCACTCTCGTCTACCTTACCATCATCCGTCTGTTGTTTAACCTCTTTGCCAGTATACTCAACATTCGGTGGTTTAATATCCAGGTCAATGCTTTCGTAGTCCGAGAACTCACTAGCCATTGTTTCCTTAGATACGATGATAGGTTTAACGTCTGCGAACTCTTCCAAGGATGCAGGAGCAGACCCCCCTGGTGCTGGGCTCTTAGGTTGATCTAGTCTAACTAGATCCAATAACCACTTAGGAGCCGGTGCACAATCGATATCCTCCGGAGAACAACCAACTTCCCAAGTATAAAGACGTCCTGAATGATGTGTGGAAGGTGGCATTACTGTTTGTTGTCCTTCACAGAGGATTGAGCACTCCTCATGCACTCCCTCACCCGGATTAACGAATTTCTTCGTTGGTAAGCCTACCGGGAAAGTGTATAACAATCTCCGACCAGCTCCTGTAGAGAATTCCCAGGTATCCGGAATGTCCCCTCCGGATATTTCCTCCAGCATATCCTCACCAGCATACCCGTCAATGTCAATACCTACATATCCGGAATTAGTGCCTAATGGAAGACCTACATTGAAGTTAGGGAATTCTTTTGTCCAAGAACGAACCTGGTCCATAGTGGTTACTTGCTGTGTTCGCCACCCTTTAATAAGGGGAATCTTACCGGCTTGCTTGCATGTCGAAGTGTGCTTAGCAGAGTATCCCTTATGGTCGTGGGAGCATAAAGGTATGATCGGTAAGCCCATGTCAACATACATTTGCAAGGCCGTAAGAACGTTTTCACGATCTTTTTTGGTGTCGCTCACCCTGCATCAAACTCCCTTTAACTAAACTCCCACGTACACTCTTTAGCGGTCTTTGTCTCATGTAAATTCTTGAAGTTAGGGTGGCGTGGAAATCCGTCGGTTGTCTTTTCCATGAATGTCACACGTGCTACCTTACCTATATAGGCTTCCTTGTTTCGGGACAACTCTTCACGCATGGCTTGATTCATTCCGGATGCGTCACAGATATGAATAAGGTCTCCGTCTACGTAAGCCCCCAACTTAACTGAACCTATCCAATTTTTGTAATGATTTTCTGTGACCGGAACTTCAGTGCCATTAATCTCTTGCCAGTACGACCAGGTTTCTAGGTTTTTACCCGTATATTCACGCTTAGCTTGAACATACCCGATAATAACTAGATCTGTCTCGTCGTTCTGCTTGAATTTCATCCATTGCCACATAGGTTTCTTACCCATGATGTAAAGGCTGTCCAACTTCTTAAGAACACCTCCCTCGAATCCGTTATCCAGCAGATCCTGTAGGAAAGTTCGCTTATTATCTACGGTTACAGGAACCAGATGGATATATTGCTCCATCTCTGTACCCTGCACATAAGTATTATAGAAATACACCAGCAGATTACGGCGCTCTTTGTACGTATTCTTAATGAGCCAGTTAGCTTTAGGCGAACGTAGCATATCAAAGATAGTGTAATGTATATAACCATTCAACTCTTGGAATGCTAATGCACCTGCAGGTAATGGACCTGTTACGTGTGTTGCATACTGGCTTGTTTTGCCTGGGTAATGTAATTCGCCATCAAGGATGAGATTATACATCGCAAGTTTACGGAAGAAATCACGTAAATGCGGGAAGTTGTCGGTTTTTTCTACATTATCAGAACTGTAGAAACGATATCCGAGAACTTCATATCTACACCCATCAATCTTTTCCTCCATTGCCCAATCAGATGAGTCTAGTAACTTGTCGAGCTTAGCTACATTGTTGGCATGGTCCTTATCTACCTTGCCGGGTTTCATGACTCCAACGTGTTGAGCTAAGGAGGCGATTAATTCGGCTGATGGTTCAGTTGCCATAGCTCCGCCTCCTCTTAAGTATCACATTCAATGTACAACAATGCTGCATGTACCATAGCTTCCTGCATGTTTTCCTTACGCTTGGTGACCATCTCTTTGAATTTCCAGTAAATATCAGCAGGAACAAGAGCACCAAGCATTTTGGCTTCCTCTACCTCCATAGAAACCCTATTAAGATTAATAATGTGTTCCTTGTCAGATCCGCTACCTAGCCGAATCAGTTCTGGTTGCGGAACAATGCCTCCGGATGCTAGTTTAGCAGGTTCACCCATTTTATTCACCTCCTTTCACTGATAAGGTGTTTATATTAATATAATATTCAAGATAATTTTGAAATGTACTATAATTGCAAAATAAATATGGAGATGTATTTCCGACTGAAGTTGCCTTCTTTCTTATTTAATATAGAGCTGAAAATTTTATTGCTTTCAAAGCCTGAAGCAGAGAGAGGCCTTAGCTGCTTCGGTGTGAAGGTGAAGATAGGGTTTGTTTTGTTTGAGAAAGTGGCTTTCGTACCAGGTGGTGGTTTGTTATTCGGCTTGCCGCGAGCGTTCCTGGGGTTGTTTCAGGGACTACACTACGACAATAATAAATAAAATTCTTTTTGCAAATTTAGTTCATTTCATTTGCAAACGTATATTATATTAATATAGAGCGAAGTTAGTAAGCGCTTAAGAAATCAAATATATCCTTTGGGAGGAATTGACAATGGCTAGAAAGAGCAAGAACGACAATGAAACAAACTTCTTGGGTGCAGAAGGTGAAGTAGTTGAAACGGCAGAAACCACGGAACAAGAAGGCGCGGTCGAAACCGAAGGACAGGAACAAGGCGTATACATCGATGCAACCGCAGATAATGTACCTGCCGGCGACGCTGAAGCATCTGATACCGGAGCTGCTGGAGAAGTAACTGGCGAAGGTGCAGAATTCGATGGTTCCGCTCCTGATGCCGACGAAGCAGCTTCCGAAGCATCTGACGATCGTGTTTGGACTGTTGATGGCGCTACAGTTTCCAAATCGGAATTCATCCGCCACAAGTTCACCAAGGAAGATATGGGACGGAAAGAGATTTCCGAGAAATATGCAATTAACTACCGCACGGTTTATGGCGCTACCATGAACATGGTCAATGGTGCAGAAGCTTCCACCCGTGGACGTACTGCTTCCGCTACGAAGATCCTTATTACTGCCGATAACCGCGTTGTATCGTACGTGAAGGATGCCGAGTCCGGCGTTGAAATCCTCCATATCAACAATGCAGCAGTTGCTGACGATGCTTTGGTTGTTACACCAGCAGTTCTGGATGAAATTACCAATGAAGAAATTACTCCTGCGGTGCAGGAAGAGCTGACTGAAGTGGATCGCAACACTTGGATCAAACAACAGGTAGCCGCTGGTGTATCTCGTGGTGATATTGCTTCTGCGCTGGGTCTTTCCTACGGCGTGATTTACGGTATCACTAAGGATGCTGAAGGCTCTTCGAACCGCCATGAAGTGGAAATCAAGGATGCTGAAGGAAACGTTGTAGAAACGATTTCCCGCAGTGAGCACATCCGCAGATTGTTCGCAACAGGCAAGACAAAAGCCGACATTGCGAAAGAGCTGGGTGTTGACTACCCTATCGTATGGGCAGCTTTGAAGGGTCTGAAGCCTGAATCCGAAAAGTTGGCTGATGCAATCGACAAGCTGGAAAAGTTCGCAGGCCAGGTTGAGCAGGCTACTGAGTTCGCTGAACTCATCGCACAGCTGAAACTGATCACCTTGAAAGCCCCGGTTGAAGAAACCACTGAGGAAGCTGCGGCTGAAGAAGCTGCTCCTGCTGAGGAAGTACCGGCTGAGGAAGTTACGCAGGCTGAAGTAACTGAGTAATATATGTGAGGCGTTAAGTCGGATCTGTAATGGATCCGACTTTTTTAATTGCCTAAATTCGGAGAGATGTTCAACTTACTTGAAAGAAGGGAGTTTTATTAATGTCAGAAGAATGGAAAGCGATCGTAGAATGTCCGGGCTTTAATGTATCTACACTAGGCCGCATTAAGGGACCTAAGGGATTATTGGTAGATGATCCATACGAAGGGGCAGGTTTTTACCGTACGGTATCAATCGAAGGAAAACAATACAAGGTACATAGGCTTGTAGCCTTGGCCTTTTGCCCCAATGATAATCCAGAGATGAAGATACAAGTCAATCACAAAGACAGGAATAAGCGTAACAATTGTGCGGATAATCTGGAATGGTGTACACAGGCAGATAACGCACAACACTGGGCAGATGGATATAAAGAACAACATGGGATGGCCCATAACGAAAAGAAAGAGGAACAATTAGCTAGAGCTTTCATGGGAAAGGTTGAGTTTACTCCCGCACAAAGTGACGCATATTGCAAGGCTAAGGATGATTTGGGCGAGGTAGACAAGGGAACTGTCTTGGCTATGGGGTATAAACGTTGTGGACGTTGCGGTCATGCTAAGAAGTTTTACCTATTCAACAAGAACAGTGCCAGTAAGACGCATACATCCGGTAATTGTAAGGAATGTCAGAAGTCTACGGCATCTAACTCGTACAAGAATACGAAGCAGAGACGTAACTATCGTAAGTACTATAGGGAGAATAAGGCCTTAAAGCAAGAACATGCGCGGAAGTATTATGAGAACAATAAAGACACAATTAAGGTCAAACATGCTGCATACTTGGGTACTAAAGGTGGCAAGAAGGTTATGGCTAAAGCGCATACCAAGCGCCGCACACTCCTGGCAACCAACAAGGGGATACCTTATACCCGTGCAATGGTCATTGACCGCGATGGGGCGTTCCTTGGGCTCGAACATCCTATCTGTTACCTATGTGAACAACCCATTACAGATATTTCCGGCGCAGGCTTACATATCGACCATGTTGTGCCTGTAGCAATTGATGGGTTGGATTGCATCACGAATGTGGCAAGTACCCACTATGTGTGTAATCTGAAGAGGGAGAAAGATGCGCGTGAGCTACTGCCAAAGCAAGTCGAAGGAATCAAACTCAGAGCTAACAACTACATTGACGCCCACCCTGACCTGTTTCAATGACCACCGTAGCCCGTTGACTTTCATAATTAAGTGTGTTATAATTAATTTATAAGTAAGTAAGTCATTAAATTATCCGCACTCATAAAGTAGCGGGACTATGGAGGAAGAACAATGACAACAGAACAGGTGACTAACCAGGGTAAAGAATTAAGCACAGGGGAAAAGTTGGTTGCATTTAGGGTAGCTCAGGTAACGGCAGATGAAATTGCGCTGGAAGAAAAGAACCAGGAAATCAAAGCACTACGTCTTCTTACTTCGGAATTATTTTCCCAATTAGCAAAAGCTCGGGAAGTTGGTTACACCATGCAAGCACAAAGGGATATTCGTAATGAAATCGTTGTCAAGAATATGCGGTTAGTCACAGTAACATTGCAGAAGTACGGATCATTCTCACCAGACAAGTTTCAGAATGGTTGTGTGGGATTGTTAAAGGCTGCTGAGACGTTCGACATATCACGTAATGTGCCATTTTCTAGCTACGCTTGCTTTTGCATTGAGATGGAAGTGCGGGCAGCTTGGAGTAAGCAGAATCGTGCATTTGAAGGCAAGAAAGCCGGTTTTCTTGACTCCCTTGACGAAGTAAGCGGCTATGACGACTCGAAAGAAACTAGCAGATATGAGTCTGTCGAAGATCCATACGGGGAAAGTGACATCGATCAGTTACTGCAGGATGCCGAAGTAGACACGCTATTTTATAAGATCATTATTCCTAGTATTGAAGAGTATGGTGTGCGTTCGAAGGATATCGATGTTATGCGCTGGCGGGAATTGGAAATCCAATACTTTATGGAATTGAGCATGGTTAAGTCACAGCGCCAACGGTTGACATTCTCAGCTATGGCAAAAGAGTTGGGTACAGTGACGCAGAACCTACGGACACGTCACAAGAAGGTGATGGAGCTGATTCGCCAGAAGTGCGTAGAGTATGGCTATGCTGAAGACGTTTATGTAGTCAATGAGAAGAAAAGTACAGAGCATCATATGGTTTTGCAGGCGGGTTACAAAATCAAGCAACGTGGTCACGGCCAATCCATGAAAAGAAAGTAGGGATAGCATGAAGTTCGATGAACTGCTCGCGCGTACCAGGGGCGGGGGTTTTATCCCACCCTTTAGGCTCCTCGCGCTCGATCCAGGCCATACCACGGGTTGGTCGATCTTTGAGGATGGCAAGTTGACGCTATCTGGTCAAGCAGACACAGAAGCTAATGGCTGGGAGGAAATTCACGGATTGTTCGAGTGGGCTATGCCAACAATGGTTATCTTTGAGAACTATCGTGTATATGCTCATAAGCTGGAAAGGCACGCGAACAGTGAAGTATACACACTACGCTTGATAGGTGTCATAGAGTATCTATGTGACATCGTACACAAGATACCGCGGTACAGTCAGATGGCCTTGCAGCATAAAGGCTTCTGTTCCGATGACAAGTTGAAGAGCTGGGGCTATTACGATATGGGCCATAAGCATGCAAGGGATTCGATCAGAGCCGGTTGCTACTTCTTATTGTTCAACAAAGAAATCAAATAGAGATTAACAGGAGGAACTACAGATGGAATTTAACGAACAGATCCAGTGTGATGAACAAGATTATGGTTGGTTGGAGGAGATGCGTAAGGGTTTGCCCACTTTCGAGGTGCATGGCACTCTTACAGGGCATATTGATATGGAAGAAACTGCTGCGGCTAATGAAGACACCCACACATTTACTATCCTGTCGGAGAACATCGTCATGATTGCAACCGTGCAAGGTGGTAAACTGTTGGGTGCTACTGGATTCAATGCTAAAGTTGAGCAAGTAGAGATGAATACAGTCAAGATCACCAAGAACAAACAAACAGTGTTCCTCGAGCTTGGTGAGGATGTTCAATGGCTTCAAGAAAGGGAGGTGTAAACATGAGTGAGCAACTGAAGGTAAATGCCGCCATACGTTGTATTACCTTGGCATTGGAAATAAACCGTAGGACTTCGTTTGCGGTGCATTCGGATTTTGTCGGTAATGTTGGAGCACTCACCATCCGTATAGCCAAATCGGATGAGGAATACAACACACATCTTGCCATAGGTAGTGTCTACCTACTATCGGATCCCACCATAGAGGGTTGGGATACCCAGTATGCTACGAAGTTGGCGCAGATGGAAACTAACCTGTTGGAACTTCTGCAAGGAAGGTTAGATCTCTCGCGCTTGCCAGAGGCTCCATATATGGACATGGTAGAAGGCACGATTGTGGATCTTACGCAGCCACCTAAGGAGGTGATAGAAGATGAATGAGCCTGATATACACGATCTACTAGATACCCACCAAGCTAAGGAAGAGTTGGAGGGGATTAAGGACTTACTGGGCGAATGTGCTGTATGTGGTAACCCCGTACTTGCCTCTGAAAGTGGTTATCGTATGGGTAATGGGGATGTAGTTCATGTGGACCACTTTGAAGAATATGCCATCAACGAGCTCAATGCCGAACTTATCGAGGGGAGTGTAGAATAATGGGAGCGCAGAAATTTAATCTCACTATGTTCCTTATAGTAATTGCCAAGGAACATGGGATGGCTGACCACCTGGTAAGTACATCCGACGCAGACGAGGTATTGCAGTATGTCAAGACCCTTGGAGAAAATGTGGGCGATCCAAGAACGGTGCAGCGTATCTTCTCGGTAGATGCGTTGGGCAATACGGCCTCGTACAAGGTAGTCTTTGAGGGTAAACTCATACTGAAGCCTATAGTAATAGACGTCGAAGGCTAAATTTGATCATGGGAGAGGGTTAATATGAAAGAAGGATTAGGAGATTTGCCGGAAGCACAGAAGGAATTGTTCAGGGAAGATATCTGGTGGATTACGGATAAGTACATCAACCTTGCCGTAGCCATGGTAGCTGAGCAGTTCATCAATGAGGAAACACCAAACTATAAGCATGCTGGCGAGCTTGTAGAACGTATCAACTACGTATTCCGCCAGCATTGTCCGATTGCCTATTCGTACTTCTTTGACCGCACAGGAGAAGATATTCTCCCTTCTGGTGCAGTTGCGATTGTCATCGATGTTATCAAACGCGAACGTCCACTGTTCGCTGTAGGAGGAATTACACTTGGACAACTTAACTCCATTATCCAACCTTCAGCAAAAGGTCAAGGGTATTTGGGATAACATCCTCCGACCATATCAACAGACAGAAGCCATGAGAATGATACAGAAGGGAAAGTACCTCAATTACATGGACATGGGATTAGGGAAGTCGCTAACGACTTCCTTTTCTGTTGTCTACTTGGAGGCTTTCCCTTGTATTATTGTATGCCCTAAGTCTGCCATGTACGTGTGGGAAGGCGAACTGCGCAATTGGTTCGGGATGGACTCTACGATTTATGTAGGTAAGCCAAAAGAGCGTAAGGAACGCTTGAAGGAATTCAAAGAGCGCAAACACAACTTCATCATAACTAATTATTCCCTCATTGAGGAACTAGCCATTCACTTCGGGATACTGCAGAAACGTCCCAATGAAGGCTCGGTTGCTCGCGGAACCGCTAAGACGAGATACACGCCACACCCACCTGGTACGGGCAACAACACAATCAAGGGATTGATTGCTGATGAAATCCATGGGGCTGGTCTTATGAACCATACTACTAAGACATACGATATCTTCAAACACATCATGGGAGAGATCCAATATGGTTTCTTGCTTACCGGCACTCCGACACGTAAGGGTTGTATTGACTTCTATGGACCCTTAAGTTTAGTAGAGCCTGAAGAGTTTGACAACTACTGGCGGTTTGTTAGCAAGTACTGCGTCGTCATTAAGGATCGCTTTGGTACTTCTATTGAGCGGAATCCGCAGGATATAATAGCTTTTAGGGCTATGCTAAGAGAGTATGCGGGTATACTTAAGAAGGAAGATTATTTAGAAGAGTTACCGGGTAAAATTCGTAAGAATATACCGGTAGAGTTGGATGAGGAGCAGCGTAGGGTTTATGATGAGCTTACGGCTGAAATGTTTACCATAACGGATAAGGGTGAGCTTATCATCACACAGAGTAAGTTGGTTTTGCAAATGCGCCAGAGACAGTTAGTTGTTGCCCCTCAGATACTCGGTCTAAAGACGCGTGGTGCTAGTATTGATACTCTAATTGAAATGGTAGAAGACATAGTAAGTGAGAACAGGCAATTTGTTGTCTTTACGCCTTTTAAGAAAGCCATTCCATTTATTGCGGAAGCCCTAAAGAAAGATTATCCGGGGTTAGCTATCTTTACTATAACTGGGGGACTTACGGCTGAGGAGTTTGGGCGTGAGTGGCAAACATTTCAAAAGAGTACGAAGGCTGCGGCTTTGTTATGTGTGATCAAATCTGGTGCTTCCTTCCAAGCTACAGTTGCAGATAATGCTTTCTTCCTGGGAGCCGAGTACGATTTCAATTTGGATCTACAGGCAGAGGATAGATTGAATCGCATGGGTCAAAAGCGATTAGTGCATTGTAATTACATTACTGGTCGGGGTACGGTAGACGAAGAAATTGCTAAGTTGATGAACGATAAGAAGTATGCAGCAGATTTACTCCTATCGGCGGAAGATTTATTTAAGCTAATGCTGAAGAAGAATCCCCAATATGCCTCAGCGGTAAAGGAACTCAAGTTGATTCTATAAATCGTTTCCTGGAGAGATGCCCAAGCTGTTCCGGCTTGGGCTTCCTCAAAGGGTCTGAAATTCTTTTTAAGTGAATAGTTCATTTCGAATATAATATGAATATTATATTAATATAAGCAAGTGAATAAGGAAGATCTTACGCTAGGAGGACATTAGTATGAGACCAGGCGATTGGGTAAGAAGACCTATGCACTCTACGTATGATGTTCCTACAGGTACATACTTGGTTTGCATCAAAGAGCATCCTGCAGGCGATTATACAGTGGGCAAAGTGTATAAGGTGGCCTCTACCAATCCTAAGTTTCGTATGCGGACTAACCAGGTACGTATACGGGATAACAACAGGGAAAAGACAGACTTCAACTTTTCGGAAATTTCCGATAATTATCTGTGGGATTACTTCCGCCTTATATAAGGTGGACTGCAATAATATAAAGATACTTTAGGAGGAATTACAATGAACAGCGAAATTAGGCAAGTATTGCGTCCAGAGGGAAGCAAGTTTGAATTCTTTGTTGGGCAGGAGGTATTTTGGAAGGGTAAATTACACACAATTCAAAATGTCCGCCTGCAGTACAATTATGAGCACCATTACAAAAGTATATTTGATGGCCTCCAGCGTTCGACAGTTCCCTTCTTAAAGGACACCACTCTGTACGCGCATGTCATGTCGAATGACAATAAGTGGAGCGTTATAGAGGTTAATATGGTGGAACTGGAGCCATTGGTAGAAAGTATTTTTGCCATCGGAGATCGAGTACAGTCCAATTATACCTTCCGCGGTCGGGTAGTAGGTTATGAACCTGAAACAAACAGGGTCGTCGTTATCAGTGATGCCATTGGCAAGTATACAGATACCTTTGAACCCGGTTCAGGTAATCGTGTACGTTATGCCTACGGTGTAGGTGAACTATCCTTGATGCCTACGGAAATTACATTTGAACGTAATCGGCGATATGTAATCCGTGCTGGTGATGGACAGGCGGCAAGCGACTTTGAAGTGCGTGCTGTTGAGGGTGAGCCAGCTTCAATCATGACAAATCTATATCGGGTTGATAATGGCACATTGTTTGCTAAGACCAAGGCCCTCTCACCAGTATCCGGCTGGCTTACACCTTACGGAAGAGTATTATCCGTCGAACTTATTACAAACACTGGGACATCCCTATGAACTATGATGACATCGTACAAGCTGTGAAAGATGCCGGTTTGTATCGGAGGCATTTACTTATAGCAACGAAGAACAAAAATAAGTATCTTAAAATCTACCTTAATCAAACCGGATGGCCTGAGGCTGTAAGAATCATACGAGAAAAGGTAGAAAGCTTTGCGGGTAACCAACGTACTTTTAGTCATAATCCAAGAAATGCAACTATAACATTTACCCTGTATTAGTAGTCACGTGGAGAAGCCGATATCATTGGTATCGGCTTTTCGGCGTGGAAACTAAACCACACTATACCTAAAAGGAACGTGGTGGTTATGATGTAGTTATTAATTGTTGCCTGTCGGACATTTTACCTGGGAGAGGTGTTATATGTCAACAGTTAGCAAGTACACAGTGCGTACGAGCGGACGTAGAACGTTCCGTAGATGTATGCGCAAATGGGGATTCCAATCCTCTATGAGATTGAATCTGCAGCGTAAGGGGGCGGAAACCAATATCAATTTTTGGTTCGGCTCTGCTATCCATTTTGCGATGGAGGATTACTTCGGACATAACAAGTTCGGAGATGTAACAAAAGCTTTTCAGGCTTACTACGCAGCGTTCAAACCTGCGGATCGTCCTAATGGAGCAGATGAGCATTATTACTTGGGCATGGGGATGTTGGACTACTTCAAGACGTGGTATCCTAAACACAACGAGGCCTACGGCTTCGAAACTGTGTGGTTGGACGCCGATAAGAAGGAAGTAGCACCAGGCACTCCTGGAGCTAAGCCACTTATCGAATCTTCCTTCATTCTGGACCTCAGTACGAAGGTATGGGCCCGTCAAGATACGGGTGCAATTGTAGACCTGGCCGATTACAATGAGGTAATTAAGCCAGATAATAAACATTACATCGTCATAGGTACCGCGGATACTGAAATGGCCTGGGAGCCATCCGAAGAAGTACTGGTAGAGGTAATTGAAGTTCCTGTATGCTATCATGGTACACTTGACCGTGTAGTGCGTGATAAAGCTGGTCGTTGGTGGATTATGGACTGGAAGACGGCTAAAAGTGCAGATACTAATAAGCTTGATACTGATGATCAGATCAGTGCTTATATGTGGGCAGCTGAACAGTGGTTTGGCCATCCCTTCCACGGATTTATTTATGTGCAGTTGACTAAGGACCTGGCTAAACCACCTAAGCGGCTGGGTAATGGGACTATGTCGGTAGACAAGAAACAGAAGACCACCTACGCACTGACAAAGGAAATGATTATCAAGGATTATGGAGAAGTTAGGAAAGCTCCGGCCAAGACAATTGACTTCCTTAACATGATTGCCGCACAGGAGTCCCCAGAAGGGGACCGTTATATTCGTTGGGATCTTGTTACTCGCACTAAGGCACAAAAGGAAAGCACTTATCGCAACATACTTGCCGAAGTAAATCTTATGATCCAACCAAATCTAGACTTGTTCCCGAATCCTACGCGAGACTGTATCTGGGATTGTGATTTCCGCGACACATGCCTTCGTATGGATAACGGGGACGAACATCAGGCTATGCTGGATCTTTATGTCTCGTATGAAGAGCGTCCTCGTGAGGAGGATGGTAATATCGACCCATGGAGGGTAAATATCCCATGGCCTGATACAGATCGTTATGCTGCTGTAGGAACACTGGTTAAGGAAATGGAAATGGATGCCGAACGCATACTTAATATCATTCTGCCGGCAGGTTACGATACTGAAGACAGAGATTAGGAGACAGCATGCCAGAAGATAATGTTACTACAATTGACGTTTGGGAGAAACGTTGGAATACGTTGAAAAATTGGCTGGCGGCAGAACAAGATAGGGAAGGTTATGACGATCCGCACTACAATATGATGGACATAGTGGATTCGGCCATAACACTAATCGAGAAAATGGGGGACGATTTATAATGCCAGAACAACCGAAACAAGAGGTAAAGGCTGCTGACGTACCAGGGGGTGGTGATCAGGCCGCGAAGCCAGGGATTCCGGTAGCTCAACCGTCCTTTGACTACTCTAACTTGAGTCACATGATCCCTATGATGGGATTGCGCCCTATTGAGTCTGTATATAACTGGCTTAATGCCCTGTTTTACGGAGCCTATGGGGATGGTAAGACCTGGTTGGCGGGTTCCGCATGCCTTGAAGAGAATATGCGGGATATCCTGTACGTCAGTTTGGAGGGGGGTGAAAAGACCCTCCGCGACCTGATTCGTCTTTGTAAGGAACGTGGTATTGACCCAAGTTGCATCATGGTCATGCCTATTCAAACTTATCGGCAATTTGCTCAGTCCTATGAAACGCTTAAGGCACATGTAGCTTTCCGTGATTCGAACAATATCAAGGGTCTGCGTATGATTGAATGCCAGCTGCGCGGAGTAGAGATGTTGGAAAAGATTGGGTGGCAGCCAACTACTACAGACCCTGCCAAGGTTGTTGCCGAGATGACGGCAGCCATCCAGAAGTTGTCCCAGAATGCTGAAGCACTGGAGACACTTATTCCTAGCCCTAAGAAGTTCAAAACCGTTATTATTGATTCCTTGACCGAAGCACAGAAGTACTGCATGTATCAGATTCTTGGAATTGATCCGCTGTCACAGAAATTGGATAAGGAACCCGATTCTGCAGAGTGGAAAGACTGGGGTTCTTCACGTGAAATGATCCAATTCTTGGTTCGTCGTTTCCGTGACCTGGAGATTCATTCTATCTTTGTTGCTGCCGTAGACGAAGACCAGGATGCCAAGAAGAAATGGTACTTCACTCCGATGCTTCCTGGTAAGCTTTCGAAGGATGTACAAGGCCTTGTTGACGTTGTGGGGTTCATCAAGAAGATGCCACAAGAGGGCGGAAAGCAGGTTATTCATCGGCTATTCTTGGAGGGCGGAGACTATGGCGGTACCAATATCGCAGCCAAACACCGTTTTGGAGCTAAGATGAAAGGCCGCCAATATCTTGACGACGCTACTATGTCTACCTTGTATGAACTGGATAACGGCTAAATAAATTTTGCAATTATAGTTCATTTCAAGAGCTGGCTGTATATTATATAAATATGCAGTCAGTTTTCTATTTTAAGGAGGCTACAAAGTGGGCAAAGAACAAGTAATGGTATGTAAGACGTTTTCGTTCGATTCATCGCATCAATTGATTGGGCATTTTGGCAAATGCGCTAATCTGCACGGGCACACGTACAAGCTGGAAGTTAAGTGCTTGGATACTCCCACAGAGATCTATGAGCTGCCTGAAAGTCCGAGTAAGCTGGAGATTGATATGCACGACCGGAGTATTTCGGATGAGGGTTTTGTCATTGACTTCTACCATCTGAAGAAGGTCGTGCATGAAGTTATCGTCGACAAGTTGGATCACGCCTTTATTGCGATGGGGAATGAACCTGCTTTGAAGACGCTGCAGCAGTCAGGAGCTAAGGTAGTTGTTCTTGGTTTCCGTACAACTGTTGAGAATATGTCCCGTTACATTTGCTGGCGATTAATGCTAGCTGGTTTGCCTGTATATTCTGTGCGCATGTGGGAAACACCTACAGGCTGGGCAGAGGTGTTGGCAGAGGATATCGACATCAACGAAGGACCTTCTTACCGAACAATCGGTAGCTGTGATCTTGACTGATGGAGCGGCGTGGGAACAGTACTTGGGGAGCTCGTGGTGAACTTCATCCGGCAGCCAAACTGACTAATGCTCAGGCGGCTGAGATTAGACGCACCTACATTGCAAAAGAAGCCTTACAACAGGAATTGGCAGATCGTTATGGGGTTTCGCGTGCATGTATTACACTAGTGTTAAATAACAGGACATACAGGGAGGGCAAAGCATAATGGCAAAGAAGATTCCAGTAATGGAAATCTTTGGACCAACTATCCAAGGGGAAGGTATGGTTGTAGGTCAGAAGACAATGTTCTTGCGTACGGGTGGCTGCGATTATTCCTGCGCTTGGTGTGACAGTGCATTTACTTGGAACGGGGAACAGAAGGCAACCATGATGACTCCGCAAGAAGTGTGGGACAAGCTTCTCGATTTAGGTACTACTAATGTACCTTTGTATGAGGAGGATGAACCGAATGCTAAGAGCGTTCCAATGTTCTGGGATCCTAGACGTAACTTCAGTCATGTTACCATTTCAGGAGGTAATCCGGCATTAATTGGAGAACCTATGGCGCAGCTGGTAGCTGGGTTACAGTTGCAAGGAATAGATGTCGGACTAGAGACACAGGGAACCAAGTGGCAAGATTGGTTTCTGGAGATTGATGATCTTACCATTAGTCCTAAGGCACCTTCAAGTGGGATGATTACAGATTGGGAGAAGCTGGATGATATTATCCATCGATTGGTTGCCGGTACTGTTGAACTGGATATGCCTATGAACTTTTCCTTGAAGGTCGTCGTGTTCGATGACAAGGATTTCGAATATGCAAAACAAGTACATCAGCGTTATCCGGTTGCAGAGTTCTTCGTATCTGTGGGAAATGAGAACTCTACGGAGCCGGGGGATATTTCAGCACGCTTGATTGGAAAGCTGGACTGGT